GGAGATAAGACAGTACCTATACAATCTCTTAAAACCCTTGTAAATGCTGAATGTCAGTCAAGTGACAGTCAAATGTCAGGCAGATGTCAGTCAAGTGTCAGCATAGGTAAGGATAGTATAGGTAAGGATAGTATAGATTTAACTATCATAAATGATAGTTTGTCTGACTCGAAGTCAGACCCGAAACAAAAAATCATTGAAATGTGGAACGAATTATCTGTTTATGGAATACCACCCGTGAAAAGAATATCCGAAGGTAGTAAACGAATGACTTGTTTGAGATCGAGAATGAAACAGTTTACCCTTGATGATTTTGCAGAAGCTATTGAGCAGATAAAACAATCAAGTTTTCTGCAAGGGAAAAATAAACAGGGTTGGATGATAACTTTTGATTGGTTCATCTTACCGAGTAATTTTTCAAAAGTGTTAGAGGGCAATTACAACGATAAGAAAGGAGCGCGTAATAGTGGAAATGTCAAAGCAGGACTTGAACAATACAGTAGTGGAAATGCCGAGCGAGATCGAGAAATGGATGAAATCAACAGACGAATCGAATCCGGCGAAGCAGACGCAGACGATGACGGACTCTGGGATTGAGTGTCCTTTATGTCACGGAACGGGATGGATGTTTGTTAACTACAACACAGTTAAAGAATGTGAGTGTGGCATATTAGAACACCAACGGCAGAAAAGCAAATTAAAATTTGCGGATATCCCGGAAACATACAAGGATATTCGACTTAAAGATTTTTCGCTGAAATATTATTCACAAGACGGAAAGAGCGGAGCAAACGAGATTGTCAAGACGGTCAAGTTCTGGTTAGAAAACAAGGACGAAATGACGGAAAAAGGCAAGGGTCTGTACTTTTGGAGTGATAAAAAAGGATCAGGCAAGACGATGTTAGCAACGGCAATAGCAAACGAGTTAATAAACACTTACAAAGAGTTTGTGAAGTTTGCAACATCCCTTGATATTTTGGACGAGATACGCCGGACATACAGACATAAGGATGAAGAAGATGAAAGCAAACTGTTAAACGATTTAGCATCTGTCAAGTATTTAGTGATTGATGATTTTGGAACTGAAAAAGTGACGGATTGGGTTGGAGAAAAGTTTTATCAGATTATCAACAGCCGTTATATCAACAAGAAAGTCACGTTTTTTACAAGTAACCATAATCTCGAAACGATTGACTATGACGAGCGGATCACCAGCCGAATAAGAGAAAGAGCGTTTGTAGTCCACTTCCCGGAAGAAAGTGTGAGGGAGCTTAAGGCACGGATTGAAAACAAGGTCGCAGAATAAACGCAGGATAGTCAAAATTCAAGTTTTAGGGTGTTAGGCATACAAGTAATAGGGTAAGACAGAAAAACGTCTGTATGGGGCAAATATGAAGCGAGAAATCACATCAAAGGAATTAGGGCGTTCTGCTTTCGGATTTGAGATTGACAGGACATTCTACCAAAGAGCCAAGGATGAAATGCTGAACTTTCCACAAGAATCGCAAATGAACATATTTGATTTTATTAAGGAGTAAAGGAGAGAAGAAAATGAAGGGATATAAAGCATTTGATAAAGATTTAAGATGCCGTGATATGCAATACGAAATCGGGCATACATATGAAATGGACGGGAAAATAGAACTGTGTGAGAGAGGCTTTCACTTCTGCAAGTCATTAGCGGATTGTTATAGATTCTATCCGACTATGGAAGACACAAGAATCTGCGAAGTCACAGCCTTGGGTGATGTCAAGACAGATGATGAATTTAAGTATTGCACCAACAAAATCAAGATAGGTCGAGAGGTCAAAAAGCCGCGCAAAAAAAGCAATACCTCGTTAAGTAGTTCCGGCAATTGTAACAGCGGCTATTGTAACAGCGGCAATTGTAACAGCGGCAATTGGAACAGCGGCTATTGTAACAGCGGCGATTGGAACAGCGGCTATTGGAACAGCGGCAATAGGAACAGCGGCTATTGGAACAGCGGCTATTGGAACAGCGGCAATAGGAACAGCGGCGATTGGAACAGCGGCTATTGTAACAGCGGCAATTGGAACAGCGGCAATTGGAACAGCGGCAATAGGAACAGCGGCAATTGGAACAGCGGCAATTGTAACAGCGGCGATTGGAACAGCGGCTATTGGAACAGCGGCAATAGGAACAGCGGCATATTTTGCACCGCAAAGAAGCCGTCTATCCGAATATTCGACAAAGATAGTGATTGGACTATTGACGATTGGCTGTATTCACATGCTAAAGACGTTATGGATCAATGCCCTTATCCGTACTCTGATTTTATCCCAGCAGAAAAAATGTCTGACGAGGAAAAAGATAACCACCCAGAACATAAGACAATCGGCGGTTACATCAAAGTGATTAGTGTGACACAAGAAGATAAACAAAAATGGTGGGATAAATTGACGGACGAAGAAAGGCAATCCGTGCTTGATTTGCCGAATTTTGATTCAAATAAATTTTATGAGTGTACGGGCATAAGGGTCAAGGAGTAGCAATGGACATAGGACTATACATAGCAGAGAACCGAAAAAAGCGGCACTTGAAACAATGCGACCTTGCCAAAATGGTAGGAGTACATACAACGGCAATCGGACGTTGGGAGCGTGGAGAGCAGTCACCGACATTCGACAAGGCACAGGACATTGTTAAGGCATTAGGTGGCGAGTTGATAATAAGGGAAAAATGACAGAAGAAGAAAAGACAATACAAAATTCCATACCGAGAAAACCTATCAAACATGAGTTAGGCGGTGGGTACTACTACACATGTCCGTGGTTGAAGTGCAATAACACGGTACATCCCTGGAATCGGTACTGCTCACAATGCGGACAGAGACTGCGATGGTCGAAGGACGATGATTTGATTGAGATTTTGACGAAAGAGGTACTTGCAAATGGATGAAGAAGAAAAGGTATGCGGAACGTGTAAATTCAATATTTACGATCACGAATGTAGCGAGTTTATTTGTAACAATCCTGAAAGCGAAGGTTACGGATGCGGCACGATGTATAGCGAAAGATGCGAGGAAGGATGGGAAGGTAAGGATGAGTAAAGAACTGATTGAAGCAAAGATAAACACAAGCGAAGCAAGGATAGGCAGGATCAAGGCAATTATATCCGTTGCTGATGATACGGTTGAACGAGCGAAAACACACGGAGATAAGTTCAGCGTGGATATAGCAAAGAGTGTAGCTTACGATCACATTAAGCGGATCATGGAAGAGGTGGAAGAATGAGAGTAAATGGACTTGTAGCGGAAGTAAATAATATGCCGCATCCGATTACCGAACCTGGATATTTGGTTGTAAGGCGTGATGAACACAATGCTTCTCTTTGGTATTACGGATTCTACAACAAGATTGAACAGGCATACGAAGCGGCGGTAGAGATCGGCAACGGCATAGTGTTAGAGGTAAGCGAGGTATAGAACATGGAAAAAATCAATATTCAGACATTAGAGAATGGAGAAACATTTACCCGGTATGGATGCGGTACAAACAGCCACTACCGCGAAATCAGCAAAGAAGAGTATGAGCGTGTGACGACTATCGAAGGATGGCGGGGTAAATTAAATTCAGAATACGAAGAAAAAATGAGTGATGCTATTCGTTGGGGATATGGATTCTACGGATGTAATGTCTGCCAAATAGAGGATAAATACTATTATTCGGTGTGTATCGGGAACAGTTGCGATTAAGGGGGATAGAGGAATGAGTTACATAAGCGATTGGCTGCATAGTGAACAGACAGAAGATGATTACATAACCTATCATAACGCGGCGGTAAGGGATAATGCCCGTGATCGTTGGGAACGTGAACACGAGTATGACGATTACGATAATGACTATGAGGATTACGAGGACGAAGAATAAATGCACACAATAGCAGAATTGGAATAAAAAGGCACACATTGTTTGATTATGCAAAAAGGTTAAACCTGCCAAAACGCAGATGTAGCTATTGAGTGGATAAACGAACACAGCAACAAGATCATAAGGATTTAAGAGGTTAAACAAATGACAGTTGAAAGAGCAAGAGAGATAGAAAGAAAGGTATTCTACAAGCACCTTGAAAATATCATGCGAGATTTGGAAGAGTGCGAAGATACACACGTTATCTTCAATGTTGGTAGACACATGGGAATGATGCAGGATGCCCTTAATGATGAACTTGAAAAAGAAGTTGAAACGCCGGGATTCGGAAATGCGGAGTTTATTGATGCGTGAGAGGTTAAACAAATGAAAAAACCCTATGTGGTATCAGAGAAAAACGGCGCGTACTACTGTCACAAGCGCGGATTCCCATACATACCCGTATTCGGAAGTATAGGAGATAAGCGCAAGGCTGATAAGGTCTGCAAGATGATGAATGAAAGCGTGGGTAAATGATGGAAGTTTGGAAAGGCATTGAAGGATATTACGGATAGCTACATGAGAATAGGACTAATAGATGTAGACGGACATAATTATCCAAATTTACCGCTGATGAAGATAAGTGCGTACCACAAGTCGCAGGGAGATCACGTTGAATGGTATGAGCCGATGTTTTCAGGGCATATGGATAAGGTTTATATGTCAAAGGTTTTCTCATTCACCCCGGACTATGAATATTGCATTGATGCAGACGAGATTATCAAAGGCGGTACGGGATATGCGATTTCTTTAGGGGGGGGGGCGAGAGCATTACGATAAATCAAAGGATAAGCCGCTTCCTGATGAGATAGAGCATATATACCCTGATTATTCGCTCTATCCTGAATACACGAAGGACACGGCATACGGATTTTTAACAAGGGGATGTCCGAGAGGATGTGGATTCTGTCATGTGGCGGCAAAGGAAGGTAAGTGTTCATATAAGGTAGCGGATTTATCGGAGTTTTGGCGAGGACAGAAGAACATAGTGTTGTGTGATCCGAACATCTTGGCTTGTAAAGATCACATAGAGCTTCTTCAACAACTTGCGGATAGTAAGGCAACAGTAAACTTCAATCAAGGTTTAGACATCCGGCTGATAACAGATAAAAACCTTGAATTGCTGAAACAAATTAAGTTAGATCACATACATTTTGCGTTTGATCGGTGGCAAGACAAAGACATCATTGAACCGAGATTACGGAAGTTCATAAAAGAAACCGGGTACAGCAGGGGCAAAGGAAGGGTATTAGTTTACATACTATGCAATTATGACACAACGATTGAACAAGATATGTACCGCATACAGTTGTGTAGGGAGTTAAACATAAGTCCATACCCGATGATTTATGACAAGGAACACGCTGATCCGATATATCGAAAGATTCAGCGTTGGTGTAACAATATAGTGTTTTGGAGCGTACCGAGGTTTGAGGACTACGCATATAAGTGAGAGGACAACAACATGACCTACAAGGAGTTTTTGAAAACAAAAGAAATACAGACGATACAAGCAGGGTTTGACGTACCCGAGGAATGGTTGTCGGATAAACTGTTTGACTTTCAAAGGGATATAGTCAGGTGGGCATTAAAGAAGGGCAAGTGTGCAATTCTTACGGGATGTGGCACGGGTAAAAGTTTCATGCTCTTGGAGTGGGCATATTGCGTACACAAAAAGACGGGTGGCAAGGTGCTGATTTTGTCTCCGCTATCGGTAGTAAAGCAGACCGCACATGAAGCGGAGAAGTTTGATATATGCAAGGTCAATGTATGCCGTACCGCAGATGATGTTAAGGACGGAATAAACATTACGAATTATGAAATGATTGAACACTTTAATGCGGATGATTTTGTGGGGATAGTGCTTGATAGGCACACTTGCCAGGACGTTAATCTGTATGACATAGCTACTACATGGAAGGAGTGAAAGCATGAAAGAATTAGAGGATATGAGAAATGATGAACTGTTAATGGTTATTATAGCCGGAATACAGATTTTAAGAGAGAACGAACGGAAACAAGGTTATGAGGATGGACAGAAAGAAAAACTTGCAAATGCTATGATACATGACCATGAAGTTACAGAGAAAACGGCATATGAGCAGGGTCTTAATGAATCTTGGGAATGTGCGCGGAAGATGTGTTTAATGAGTCCTGAAGAAAGATTAAGGGCATTTGATGTGTCCGGCAATCATCTTGCGATACTATCAGACCTAACCGCGTCAAAGGCCATAGTGAAGTTAAAAGCATTTGAGCAGAAGCAGAAGTGCAAAGAATGTAAGAAAACAAAAGACCCTATATTTTATGGCCATTGTGTAGGTGAGTGCGATTATGCAAAACAGACCGAAGATGAGATCAAGGTTGGATATGAAGTCTATAACCTTGACCCAGAGAATAAGCGCATAGTAACCGCGATAGACGGAAATAAGGCTATTCAGTTGTGCAGTAATGGCAAATATACGGTAGACAACATAGATACGCTTCATTGGACAGGCAGAAAAGATTTGAGGATAAAAAAAGTGTTGGAGAGGATAACAGGAGAAACAGATGGATATACAAGCATTAACCGAAGCGATAGTATTTAACGCCCGTGAAATAGCGCAAGAAATAGACGATTGCGAATATGTGCAAAAGGACGGGGTAAGCAAGCACACAAAGGAAATGGCGAAGATAACAACGTATGACGATATTGTTGAGTTGATCGTGGGAAGGGGTGAATGAATGAATAACGAAGAAGCAATAGGCGTATTAAAGGTATTAGCGAGTTTTCAAGGGGTAATAGAATACCTTGAACAACATAGCGTGTCGGTGCAGGATGCTTGTAATATGGCAATCAAGTCACTATCACAAGAGCCGTGCGAACGTTTTGAGTGGGGCATAGACGGAAATGTTTATAAAATCACAAAAGCAAAGGACGGAAAAGAAATCTGTCAACAAGTTTGTGATGATGCGATAAGCCGTGATTGGCTAAAGACCGCAATACATAACTTCTACTATGGCTTAAAACATACACCGTCAGAGGAAGATATACAAGCATATATAGCTGCCGCTCCTTTCGTCACGCAGAAGCCAACAGAAGGTGATGATACTGTAAGCCGTGGAGTGTTTGAACAAGTCATGAGGGAACGTGACATAGCGATAGAGCAGTTACACGAGTTAGGCTATGAATTGGGGCAGAAGATAGAGCCGCTTGAAGTCGAAGCCGCTAAACTACAACAGGCATATGACAAAGGGTTTGAGGCTTGCAGACAGGCGGTGCTTGAAGCGGTGAAGAAAAATACATTTCGATTGACATTCTCAGAAGAACAGAATTGTGAAGGTCATGTTGCATGGAGCGCAGAAGCCATCTATAGCGATGTGATAGAAGGAGCGTTATTAGAATTGTCACCTGTCACACAACAGTATAGCAAAAAAGTAAACTGTAAATCTACAAAATGCGAAAACTGTATAAACCATAATTACTGTGATTATGAGCCACACAGGAAAGGAGCGAGGAATGACACTTGAAGAAGCAATAGCAATCATTGAGAATGAAAAGAAATGTGTCAATAGAGCCAATAAAAACGATTACTGCAATAGGGATTGTTATAATTGTGAGCTTGTAAAAACCGACATAGAGATACTTACCGCACTCGATATGGCAATCAATGCGTTAGAGCGTGAACAGAAATTTCTTGATGCCGGATATAAAAATGACAGGGTTGAATTTATGATCGGCGGTCGTAAGTTTATGGTTAAGGAGATGGCACAATGACGCTTGAAGAAGCAATTAAACACACAGAAGAAGTGGCAGAAAAGCAGGAAGAGTTATATAGATTATGTCCAGCAAGTGAATTAGAGATGTCTCATTGTGACGGTACTAAAGACTGCAAGACATTGGAGAATGGAAAAAATAAAGGTTGTCAAAAGTGTGCTGAAGAACATAAACAACTTGCAGAGTGGCTGAAAGACTATAAGCGGTTGTTAGAGCAACAGCCTTGCGAAGATGCTATCAGCAGACAGGCGGTAATTAATATAGTCAATAATCCGTTAAATATAAGGCTTGACGAGATTATCAAAAAATTACCTTCCGTCACACCTATATGTGAAGAGCGAGAGAAAGGAGAGTGATGCAGAATGAGCCGAAGAAAATGGGTTAATACAACTGCAAAAGATGTTGTGACAATATCTGGCAGCATACGGAACGATGATACAAGAACAGTTGCAAACGCTGTAAATTATAATGCTCAAATACTAAAGGACGTATTGTATAGAATGGCAGATTTAGAAAGGCAATTAAGCCAAATGGAGGAAGCGAGGATAAATAATGGCAACATATGAAATCACGGCAGAAATGAATCTGAAAAAGATTATTGACGAATCAAGGGAAGTTGCACAAGCCTTGAATGAGTTTGCTGATAATATTGAAAAAATTGAAAAGAAGTATACAGATCCGCAGGAAAGCGAGGAATGAAGATGGGCTGTATAGCAGAGATTGTTTACGGTACGTTTGAATGTAATGGTGATTGCGAACATTGTCATTGCAAATGATTGAAGAATGAATAAAATCAAGGTTTCATAAGAAGGGAAATAAAGGGATGACAAACGAAGACGTGTTAAATGATATGCTCCGAAAGACATTTCCAAACAAGGTATTTATTCACAGTGTTGATGAACAGAATAAGACACGGGCAATTCATTTTACTGAAGAATGGCTTAACGCAGAACACAAGGCAGAGGTCATGGCAAAAGAAGAAGGTAAAATATTGGAGATGGCAAAAGACATAATCAACCTTAAGCTGCTATTGATTAAAAATAGTATAGGTAGAGGAAATTGTCCATTTGCCGTATCACCACTTAAAGTGCATCTCGACATTGATTGCAGCACCGCAGATTGTCGTGATTGCAACGATATATGGGCAAAAGCAAAAAGAAAAGAAATAACCGAGGAAGTCATAGCACATTATGGTTTACAAAAAAATGGAAATAAGGAATAAAAACATCTAAAAACCATAGACCGATTGCGAGACACGAAAGACGGATACATATAAGGAGAATAAGATATGATGCCTGAAGAAGCAAATATAACTATTGACTACCTTAAAGAAATGCAAGAGGGATATATCGAAGGCGAAGGATACGAAAGACATCCACTTCCTGAATGGTATGCTTTGGACAAGGCAATCGAAGTCATAGAGCAGACTACATGGATTCCATGCAATGAGAAATTACCTGAAAAATCTGGTAACTATTGGTGTACATTCGGTGAAACCAATCTTACAGGAAGTGACCATTATACTACCGAATCAGATGCGAAAGAAACTTTTGATGATGCAGCAGAAAAATATGTTGGCTGGAAATCACAAAATGTAGTAGCGTGGATGCCTCAACCAAAACCGTATGAGTCACAAAAGGTTATAAAGCAAAAAGCAGGTACACCAAGAGAAGATTATACACCACTCTATAATTGTGAGAATTGGATTCCGTAAGACAGAAAGTGAAGAATAAATGGAAGCATATCTTGAAGATAATAGACCCACAATTGATGAAGTATGTGAGTCGTATGACGAATGCAATAAAGAGTGTCCTTTGTATAGATTTTGTCATCCACAGGCAGAAAGTGAGGAAATAAATGGCAAGCGAAAATAAAAAACGAAAATGCCATAATACTTTATTGGATAGAGGTGGAGAAAAAGGCAAATTGTTCAGATTAAAAAGAGATGCCATGTATCATAAGAAAGATAGAAATTACAATAAGAAGATGTGTAAAGAAAGTGAGGAATGGTTGGGCTGCACAGCAGAAATAGTTTATGAAACTGTTATATGTGATGAAGATTGCGAAAACTGCCATTGGTGGGATGAACCGCAGGAAAGTGAGGAATAGTCTATGGGCGGTTATGATTTAGCAGATGAAGTTTATCGTAATATTGGTTTGAATGAAATTTCATTAAATGATGCTATAAGAGTTATATCATTCTGGGGATTTAATGAAGAATCTAGTAAAACATCTAAAATAGGTTTTGTTTGTTATTGTGCGAGGGAGAGGATAAAGAAAATTTTTGAGAGTGCATTAGTATGGGATAACTTTAAATTGTTTGATGAAATGGTAAAAAATATACAAGGCGGAAAGTGAGGAAGTATGACAAGAGAAAAAGCAATTATATGTTTACAAGGGTTATTAGATAATCCTTTGATAAATAAAGGCTCATATTTGGCGCAAGCCATTGAAATGGCAATACAGGCACTATCGCAAGAGCCGACAGTACAAGACAAACAAGCCGATAGTGAAAAATATCAGAAAGCATTTGATGATGGATATGCTAATGGATATGCACAGGCAAGGTTTGATTATGAGCAAGAACCGTGTGATGATACGATAAGCCGTGATGCGGTAAAAGAAATAATATGTGCAGAGTTTGTAGATACACAAGACGGTATGCAAGAGTGGAGAAATGCTGTAAATGATGTTGTTGAGAACATATTACACAAGGCTGAACAGTTACCTTCCGTCACGCAGACTCCTAAATATTGGATAGACAAGGATAATAAACTTTATAAAATGCCCGATGATATACCAACAATGACTATTCAATATCCGACTATGACACACGGAGATACTATCAGCCGAACGGAAGTGATGAATGTTATATCTGATTTTGTGGCACTTGAAAAGTATATTGACAAGCATAATCATATTACATTTGAACCATTAGAACAGATGATAAATGCATTACCACCCGTCACGCAGAGGTTGGGGAAGTGGATAATTGATGGTTCAGTTGATTGTTATTTAGACAAAGTAAGATGTCATTGTTCTGAATGTGGGAAAAAGAAAGAATTTCCCGCTAATTATGACTATATAAAACAAGAATTGTCTATCAGTTATAAATATCCCGAATTTATTGATAACTATTGCCCTAATTGCGGTGCGAGAATGGAGAGTGAAGAATGACAAAAGAATTTACAGAAGAATTACAAGTATTACTTAACAAGAACGGAATAGATACTATATGCAATACGCCCGATTATATATTGGCTGAATATCTCACATCGTGTTTGGAAACATATGCAAATACAGTACAATCAAGAGATACTTGGTTTGGATTTAAGCCTTTTAGTCGGCGTTGGGTTGCGCCACAGGAAAGTGAGGATAAGTGATGGAATGTAAAAGTGATTGTGTATTCAATATTGATGGCAAATGCACAAGGCAGAGTAAAAAAGATATAACAGTAACAGAAAAATGGAAAAATGATTTTAAGGGGTTTATCAGTAGGTTGTCAATGCCAGAGGATGATTTTTACGGAATAATGCAATATATTGATGAAGTACCAAACGAGGAAAGATGGATTCCTATTAGTGAGAGGTTGCCGGAAGATTCAGGAACGTATTTGGTAACAGTGCATGATGGACGAAAAAAAAGAACAACGTTTGCACAATATCAAAAGAAATTGAAAAATTGGGTTATGACGGGGGCAAGAGCGTATTGGTGTGTAAAAGCATGGATGCCTTTACCGGAGCCATATAGGGAAGAAGGTGCGGAATGAATCATGTAACATATGGCAATGATAATGTTTGGACTTTTACCACAACAGACTTGATATGGGATAAAGACTATCCGACAGGAAATTATACCTTGAGGAGCATACAACCACCAAAGCATTTTAACTGTAAGCGGTGCGGAGCGATAAACCAAGTGGATATATGCGAGTATTGCGGTAGTGTGTATGAGCCAAGTGAGGAATGAAATGAGGTTAACCAACGAAGAAAAAGAGATATGCAAGGAGTATAGCAAACGTGATGAAAAGGGATTTGTTCATTGTAATGAGTGTCCGTTGGCTATTGATAAGCGGTATGCCTTGTGTAAGAAAACAATAACAAAGCAGGAATGGGATGCGAGGTGTAAGGAATGAAACTGATAATTGATATACCCGAAGAACAGATAAAGAAGTCATTAGAAGAAAGCAAGAGCATACATGAAGATGAAGGAGAAAAAGGAAGGAGTAGAGAAATGAGTATAGCAAAGAGAGTAGCATATTTAGGCATAGGAATAGCACTGTATGTAGTTTTAGGATGTGTAATGAACATCCCTTTACTTGCAAACAGCCATTTACAGACGGATTTAGGCTATATAGTATTCGGAGTCTATTGTTATCTGTTTGGATGGATGGGCGTACTTGTGGGTGCGATAGGGTGCGTACTAGAGAGTTTGCTTATAAGTGGTTGGTTTCCTGTGGGATGGTTAGCCGGACAGATACTTATAGGCATAATGTGCGGAATAATCTATAAAAGGGAAACGAACAAGATAGTACATATAGTTGTCACGATATTAGCTGTATTTGTGGGAATTGCGGTGATAAAGACAATCATAGAGAGCGTACTATATGGGATTCCACTTGAAGTAAAGTTTATGAAGAATTTTGTGGCATTTATAGCAGATACGATACCGATGCTGATAGGGTTGGCATTGGGATATAGGCTGAAAAGGGAGAAAATAGTATGAACTTACAAGAGTTTGCAAACGGAGAGGACATAAACCGCGTACTAGAGCCTTTAGGGTTGAAAGTGGACGCGATCACGCAGGGATTTGTTAATCAGGCGGTTAAAAACATCCGCTTCCTTATGAGCATGAATTTTATGACGCAGGAAGAAGGTCAGGCGGTATTTAACCGGGTTGTGGCAATGATCGGACAGCGGATGAAGGAGATATAAGGAGAATGGTTAATAAAGCATTGTTTTCGAGCAATAGTGACGAATGGGCGACACCAAATAACGTATATCAGAAGTTGGATGCCGAGTTTTCTTTTAACCTTGATCCGTGTGCAAGCGACATAAACCACAAGTGCGATAAATACTATACGGCTGAAAATGACGGTTTATCGCATACATGGGGGGGGTACAGAGTATTCTGCAATCCGCCATATAGCAAGATTGATAGATGGGTTGAAAAGGCATACAGAGAGAGCAAACAGGATAACACACTTGTTGTTTTGCTTATTCCTGCAAGGACAGATACAAGATACTTTCACAACTTCATTTATCAAAGAGCCGAGATACGTTTTATCAAAGGACGGTTAAAGTTTAATCAATCAAAGAATAGTGCGCCATTTCCATCAATGGTTGTTATATATCGGGGCGCATACGTTTGAGCCATACAAGTAAGAAGGGAACGAGAGCGAATGAGAGATTCACAAGGCTTTTTTGGATTCAACAATCAGGCAGAGCGTACCGCCGCAGAACGTGGGTATGACTTATACGGATTTTACGAGAATAGGGATGATGCGGAACACCTTGTAAGTCAGTTGCACGGGAGCAAGGTACACGCATTTAAGCTATATAAGACACTTCTGCAAGGTGGTTATAACATCAGGGGTTGGGTAGTGTACGTCAAGACCGCAGACCTTTATAAGTTGCGTGATGATTATAGACCGCCGGAGAAGGTAAAGAAGCCCGAAGTTATATACCGTAATGGCAGACGTAAGGACATGGCGCGGAAAATCTATAAGATGCGCAAAGAAGACAACATGGAATGGGAAGACATAGCCAAAGAACTTGAAAGATCAGTAAGCACGGTACAATATTACTTCTACCATTACAGTAGTAAGAAGTGCCGTGAAAAATTTACGGATTGGCAGGATGAACGCAGACCCGAAGGTTATGATCCTGAAACGGGGCTGATAAGGAAGGAGAGCAAAGATGATAAACAGACTACTTGAAAAGATGATACAGTTTCTTATGAAGCGGTATGTGGCAAGGCAGGGTATGTTTTCAAACTACTCATTGAGCTTTGATGATAAGGATTTTATATATGTATGGGTATCGCACGATAGGGCGCAGATGGTATTTGATGCTATGCGAGAAGCCGTTGAAAAGTCGCGTACTAATTGAAATCCAAAAGTCGCGTACTAGCGAAAAAATAGGCCGTGATCCTGCCGGAAAAAATTATCGCGCGGAGGGTCGAATGGATGTTCGAGTCAAACGGAGTAAAAAAACACCCGTCATTTTGAGGTCAAAAAAGGGGGGTCGAAAACCCCTAAAAACTGACGTTCGAGAAAATATGTTCGAGAAAATATGTTCGATTTTTCCGATGATCTGCCGCCTGGATGATCCCACAAAAAAAAGACCCTGATATTATATCAAGGTCTTTTTGTTCTGATGATCCCGTGTTTATGTCCTTCTTTTGATATCCTCTATTGATATATAAGGACTTTGCACACGTTCAAGGTTAAAAGCCCCGTTTCGCAGATAAAGCCCGTCACCGTTCCCGGCTAGACGTTCCGCGCCTGATTGATCCAAAATGATCCTGCTATCAATGTTTGATATAGTTCGAAAAGCTATTCGAGTCGGCATGTTTCCTTTTAACGTGCCATTGATAACGGACGAGTCCGGGCGTTGTGTTGCAAGTATAACATGAACCCCGGCCGCGCGTCCTTTTTGCGCTAATCGTAGTAGTCGCGGTATAATGATCTTGACCGCCTTTTTATCGTGTAAAAGGTCGGAGAGTTCGTCAATAACTAAAATATGCCTTTTTTGGGTCGGGTCGATCTTTTGAAAGTCTGTAAAATCATTGACCCCGGCGGTCTTCATTTCCTTATAGCGTTTTTCCATAACGTCAACGAGTGACGCGGTAAAAGTCGCGGCGGATTGATCCCCGAAAACATCGGAAGCTATCAAGGCGTTATCTTCATATATAGAGAACTCCACTTGTTTACAGTCTACCAGATACAAATAACAATTCGAATTACAGCAGAATGTAGTTATCAAGTTATGTAAAAATACACTTTTGCCGCTTCCCGTCGTTCCTGCTATTAGTATATGCCGCGCCGCGTCCATACTATCAAGGACGATCCCGGATTGATTGAACCCTACAATAAAAGGTATTTTTGGGTCTTTATAATCAATATACCCGTTATAATCAAAATAATTATAAACCGTTGCGGCTGTCTTTTCGCGGATGTAAAGCCCTGACTGATCCTGTATAAGTTCGAGCCGTTGACCCGTTGCAATAATAATATCATCCAGGCGGGTTCTTAACTTCTGGATTGTAGCCGCTGCCGCCGTTGGTTTTAACTTATAAGAAGTGAATCCCGGTGCGGTTGCTTCTGTCTCGATCATATACGGGATGTTGTAAAGCTGTAATGCTTCCTGCAATCTCATATAATCACCCCTTTTTATCAAGTTCCTTTTTCACTACATTATTTATAAAACTATTTACGGATTGACCCGTTGACATGATCCGTTGTTTAGTTCCCTTTGGTAGTGTTACGCTTACCCGGTCAAAGTTTCCTTTTATATAGTTGTTTTGTCTTTGGTATTGCTTTTTTTGCCGTTCGAGCGCGGCAAGTGCTTTTTTTTCTGTCTCTTTGTCCATGTTTTACACTTCCTTCCTATATGTAAAATAATTACATAAATACAGTTACACTATCATACTACACCCCCCAAAAAGAAAAATCAACATAAATTATATTATTGTAGCATATTGCATAAATACGGATAACTTGACTTGTGTATAATGCTATTTATGTAAAGATATTAAAAAAAGTATTGCATAAATACATTCAAGGGTGTAATATGTAGTCAAGAAGCAAGGACGGACGGCAAAACGGCCGACAAGATCAGGATAAACGAGCTACGCGCCGGGGGTTTTGATTATAGGAAGTCCAGGACATAGCAAAAAAGAAGGAGGGCAGACTTGAAAACATACGTTATTAGTTTTGACGGGTTCACATTTACGGCAGAATTAACGCCGGATGAGGTAAAAGCAATCGGAGCAGATGACAGTATAACAATTATGGAGGTAAAAGCATGAACAGCAACCAGGCAATTTTAACAGCATTACAGAAGGAAATTGAAGCAACGGAGCGTTACACGGGTTACGCCGGATTGTTTGAAAAAACGATCGAAATGTTACGCGCTAATATCAGGGAAGAGGCAGCATCCAAGAAGGGCGCGAAAAAGCCCTATAAAATCATCGAAAAGATGATAAAAGACGCGGACACGAATATTCGCCCGGCTTTTGGACAGGCTCACCCGTCAAGTTATGGTTATGGGTTTATAGACGGTCACCGCATCTTTTTAACTGATGATCTTATGGGTTATGAAGTCGCAGAAATGCCCTTTAATATTGACCAGATGATGACCCCCTCAATTAAAGAGGCAATTCACAACATCACAATAGATGTGGCAGAGCTGAAATATTATATCAAGGTTGTTCGGGCATCCGGGCGCGGGGAGTTGAGATATAACCCGTATTTGTTTTTGACGCCTGACGGCATGGCAGCGATAAACCCGGTTTATCTTCTTGACCTCATAGAATATAGCGGATCAAACGTTATCAAGTATAACAGCCGCCGCGCGCCGATCATAGCAGAAAACAACACGGCGTTGTTATTGCCTGTTAACCATAACAAGGAAATAGAGGACTATTACAAATGGCGTGTTAAATGGTTCAATGAGGACATTTTGACAGCAATAAAAAAGGAGGTGGCATAAATGGCAAATAACAGAATACCCCGCAATTTTAACCATATCATCATGAGGGATAAAACAGGCGGGAGCGGGTCAAAACCCGGTGACATATGGACTATAACAAAGGACTACAGCGGTTATCATGGCATAAACCATAGAACGCACAAAACATACAGTATGTTTGTATCGTGGTTACGTTGTGCGGATGTTTTCGAGATTATAAGTATAGTTTAGGAGGTAGCATAATATGTGTAAAATATCAATCAATCAGGAGTTAAACGGGATCGAGTTGTCTTTTGATAGTAAACCCTGCGCGGATGTTCTGGAGGCAGTCAAGGGGCAGGGGTTCAAGTGGCATCGCGTAAAAAAAATATGGTATGCAAAACAGACTGCGGAGCGGTTGACATTTGCGCAGACACTCGGACAGGTTCAGGAAAACATAACAGATAATCAGGCAGAATTAAAAGCCCGTTATATGGACATTATCTGTAATGAGGTATGGAAAACAGAACGGATGCAGGAATACGCCCGCAAAAATATAGGTTATATCGTAGAGTTAGAAAACGGGGATATAACAGACATAGAAAAACCCCGGATAGAAACGTCTTTTTGTTTTGGTTTTGGTATGTATGGGATCGACCCGGACGGGGAGGGGCAAAAAAGGGCATCCGATATGGAGCAACACGCCCGGACTAATGAATCATACTTTATCAATGAAAACCTAAAGGACATTAACGGCATGATTGAAGCCCTGGAGGATGACAGCTACCACTTTTATAAGTTCCTTCATTACACGGGCCAGATATCAGGTTCAAAACTTAAAGCGGTTAGATATTGCCGTTTAGGGAATACACCGGAATACAACCCCGGTATGTGGTCAAATCTCATTGATTTAGAGGAGTTAACAGACAAGGAACGCGCCGCGCTTCTTAATGGATATATAGAGGTAAAAAAGGCATTTACAAAGCGTTTAAATACATATTTAAAGCGTTACGGATTAAGTAAATTGAACACGTGGACATATTTAGTAGATTGAAGGAGGGTGAAAAACTATGTCATGTTGGATGTTATCAGCTGAGCGGATCGCTCAATTATCGGATTTTGTTTGCGCATTATATGAGGCGGGATATAACTATTTTGGTTTTTCAATGCCTGAATCGTTAACCCGTGAATTATGGGATTGCCACACTACACGCGCCGGGATCAGTAGGCAAAAGGTTTTTGAAAAGCTACATGATTTTAACATGGATGCTTATTGCGGGCGGTATAAGTCGGAAGAGTGGCAGACCGCGCCGGAAAAACCCGACATAAACACTATATATCATGTGAGGGACGGGGAAGTGCATCAATGGCATTTTGACCTTTTGAAACTGTTATCATGTTATCTGCATCAATGCTCGGAGGATGCCACATACAATACGCCGCTTTTCAAGGCATTAACAGAACTAGAGAACATTTTACAATCGTTTATTATCGCAAGTATGCCACAATATAAAGCTGCACAGTGGGGATAAATGGAAACAATCAAAACATTATAATAGATGATCGGAGCAAAGCAGAAGAGAACGGGAAACAGAAAACCCGTTCTTTTTTGTTGTCTTCATTTAGGGCTTGCAATATTAACGGCTTTTTGGTATGGGTAGCAAGGAAAGAAGGACGGCAGGACATGAGCAATAATACAGACGTTGGGAACGTGATCGAATATATAGATAGCGATTATTATATACAGCAGATAAATATCATCATAAGGGGTTGTTGTCTTGAAATGCAGATCGATAAACCGGATAGCAACCAAATAAACGGCTTTTTACGTGTAGCTTTTAATAATCTATTTAAGGCGGAAGCGGAAGCCGGGAAGATAGGAGAACGAGTAAGCAAGATAGCACTTAATGAGGACAATATAACAGCAATGATCGAAATATATGTTGCTGTATGTGAGACATGGAACGCGCTCCCGAGTCAATACGGCTTTGAGCGGTTAACCGGGATAAAGATAGATACAGCGTGTCAATATGTAACCGCCGTGCGTGAACTTCTCCAAACAGCAAGGAAGACATATATACAGAATAGGTTAAACAATAGCCCGTTGGGAATACTCACACTTGCAAATAATGACATCGAAACAGGGCTTTTATACACCCGGCAGAACATCGTAACACATGAGGCGGTCAAGAAGTCACTATCATTTGAGGACTTAAAGAGGATCGCGAACAATATCGACATACCCGAAAAGCCTTGATATTACGGGGTTTGTTGGCAATTAGCACTCATAAAAATAGACTGCTAGTCTAGGCGATAAAGATGACTTTCACGCACAGTTGACGCTTTCAAGGTTGTTCTGATGTATGTCCCATTGATCCCCGGGGGGTGTATCGAACAAATGTTCGAGGGGGCGGCTTACCCCCTCAAGTTCCCAAAAAACAAAAAGGGTGTTAACACCACGAAATAGGGGCATTTGCGGAAACCGAAATCAAAGAAACGTAGGAAAGGAAGGTGTTAACACCATGACAGAGAAAACAAAAACTCTCGGAATACGCATAAACAGTGAGGATAAGGACAGATTAGCACAATACATCACCCGAAAAAGTCTTGAGAGCATACTGCGACAGATAGATGAGGGGGAGATAGAGATCACGGAAAAAGGGGTAAAAATGCTGAAAAATACGAGTGTTAACACCATCGAACAAAGTGTTAACACCACGATAGAGCCGATTTCAGAGAATGAAGATTTGGAAAATGCCGAAATAAGCGGTGTTAACACTTGCGATGGATGCCCATATATAGAAGCGGCAGAGGAATTAAACACAAGCGGTTATCTTGAAGCGTGTCATACGCAAGGAGTAGATGCACAAAAAGCACTAGACAAATATACGCAAAGTATATGGCGGCAGGGCTAAAATTTCAAAAAAATTTTTCGCTTACGCGAAGGGAGAGAAGATGAGAGTAAAGATATGCGGAGTACCCCATGAGGTAGTAGAGGTAAAGGATGAGTTTGATTCGGATTGTCATTTTGGGCAGATAGACTATCGGGAATGTCTGATAAAGGTCAATAAGGAAATGCCGGACGAAATGAAGCAATCAACGGTAGTGCATGAAATGATGCACGGGATATTGAACCATTGTGGGTATGAGGACTTGGCGAACGATGAGAAGTTTGTCAGGGTTTTGGGCAATGCAATCAACGAGAGTTTCAGGGTAAAGGAATGCAACGGGTAGGGTTCTTGATTTTGGCTGATGAGATGTTGCGGCGATCTGGTGCGAGAGGTATCGAGGTTCGGTATTGGAATGACACAGAGCGCGGAAGTATAAGGATTGAGAAGAGAGATAAGCGCAAAAAGAAGGGAAAGCGATCAAGTGATTTGGGTAAGGAATGGTAAATGTAACCGGGAGTGCTTTGCAAACCATGAAGGGATGTGCAGGGCGTTAGCGGAAACACCTAAAACGGGCGAGTGTCCTTTTAGGCGAACTGACATAAGTATGCAGGATCAGTATGCGGATATAGCTCTATACAATTCGCAAAAGAGTCTGAAAGACTATGATGTGGGGATAGATGGCTGAATTAGACGATCTCAAGGGGTTTGTGGCACAACTTGACAAGAAACCCGTGGTAAATGAAGCGGAGCTTGAAGCGTATGTTAATTATGCGACATACGCTATCTTCACGTTGAAAGAATACAGATACGGGCGAGATTTGGCCTTACAAGCGGCGAAAAAAGTGACTAACACGGTCAAGGCGGCAGGATTTACGGATATTTGGGATATGGAACGCAAGACAAAGGAATACGGCGGTACATATCTGCTTGATGGGTTCTATAATCTTTGTCTGCTTCGGTCATTTTGGGATTTAGAAGCCTATATGTTCTTCATGGAGCAAGACAGACCGCAGGACAAGAGGTTTTATCTTCCGAGAATGAACCCGTTGTCGGTAGTAGCACATGACATAGAAGACTTGGTGAACAGAAAAATCAAGTTCTTGGGAGTGTCGCTCCCGGCGCGCGTAGGTAAGAGTACGATAGCGATATTCGGTTTAACGTGGTTGGCGATGAAGCGTCCGAATAGTCACAGTGCTATGGGCGGTCATTCAGGTGTACTGACAAAAGGGTTTTATAGGGAATTATTGAACCTTATTGATACATCGGAGTACCGATTCGGTCAAATATATAAGTTTTGGCATGAGAACGCGCGGAAAGTCATAAGGGATAAGAGCGCAGAGGACTTCACGATCAATCTTGATAAGCCGGATAGGTTTTCGACACTTTCATGTAGGTCGATAGATGCCACATGGACGGGTGCAATAGATGTTTCATGGGATGGTTGGCTCTACGTAGATGATTTAGTTCGTGATCGAGAACATTCGTTATCACCTACCCGTATGGAGAACACATATCAGGAATACCTTAACAAGATGGTTGACCGAAAATCGGGATTTGACCCTGATCCTAGAGATATTGATTTAGGGTTTGACATTGACATAGAGTTTCTGTTCCCCGGTGCGTGTGAGTTGATGATCGGTACGTTGTGGAACGTCTACGACCCTTTATATCGCATGGAAATGTTACACGGGGATGATCCGTTGTATCGCTTTCGTAAAATCCCGGCACTCAATGAGAAGGATGAGTCAAACTTTAACTATCCTATCAACGGATTCACTACGGAATACTACCGTGAAATGCGAGAGCGTCTTGATGAACCTGAATGGATGGCGAAGTATCAGCAAGCTCCGTTTGTCCGTGAAGGGATCCTGATAAATCGTAATGAGCTTAATTACTTCAATGGGGAGATTGCCGAACACATTGAAAAGATCATCGGTGTACTTGATCCTGCTGTTGGTGGCGGCGATTATCTTTCGATGGTTATTGTAGCCGAAGTTAAAGGCCGCAAGAGAAAGCCTATCATTGATTGGGTTTACACCAAAGAGACAAAGGGTAAGTCTATTCCAATGCTTGTAGCAAAGATCATGGCACACAACATCAGCGAAGTGCAGTATGAGCGAAACGGCATAGGTCGGGTATTTGATGATGAACTAACACAAGCTCTGCATAACGCAGGATATTACAGATGCAAAATGACTTCTTTTACCGCGCCGGAAGGAATGAGCAAGGAAGAGAAGATAATCGGATATTCGGATTGGATAAAGGGAAATCTTGAGTTTATAGACGAAAGTGTGAAGAACACAACCTATACGCGGTCAAATCAGTATCAATTAGCCTTAAATCACGTCTATATCTGGACTACGGAAGGTAAGAACAAGACGGATGATGCGATTGATAACCTTGCACAGACCGCAAGGGTGTACGAACGGCAGAGAAACGGCATAATTGACGTAATAATGAATCCTTTTAGGTGAGGTGTGAAATGATTAGTTACGTTGCGGTCTATATAGATGGAAAACGCATAAATCTAGTGACCGAAATAGGAATGGATGAAGTTGCGGGATATATAACTTTAACTTTCACAGACCGTGGGTATATGCCGAGAATATCAAGGTTTAAGTATCATAAGGTACAACTAATATATTGGCAGGGTGACAGGATAGGGGCACACGGCATAATCATAACAAAAGGACTTAAACGGAGAAAAAACACGCTTTACCTCAAAATATCAGATATGTTCATGGAGAAAAGGAATGAAATGTAAGAATTGCGGGGCGGAACTGAATAACGGGCGGTGTGAATATTGTGGGTCGGTGTTCGCAGAAGATACGCGACTATACACATTAAAAGAGCCAGAGTTTGACGATGATTTATTATTCAAATTATTGCACGAATCCCCGATATTAAACACACCAAATACATGGGAAGTTACCTGTTTAGCGGACACAGAGCCACATTACATTGAAGGGGTGTGAGTATGTTAGAAGTTGAAGAACGAAAAAACGAAATATCTTATGGTGCAGATGTGGCGTTTCATTGTCAAAGATGCGGCGGTTTTGTTGATGAATCTGGAAAGTGTTTATTTTGTGGCTCACAGAATCGTTTGAGATATAAACCTACATCGGATTTACAGTTCTATATCGAGATAGACAAAGAAAAGAAATTTTATTTTAACCATATTACAAGAATGGATTCGATTGATATTAACAATCCTACGATAGAAGTTGCAACACTTGATGATACTACGAAGCATTATATACAAGGGGTAAACACAACTTACGGAACACTTGATTTTGAATTTAAGGCAAATAAAGATACCATTTTCAAGACAGACTTATTGAGAGATACAAGACTTTTTACGTTGAACATGGCATTAAAAGGTATGCCTAAAATTATGAGAATGAGGATTGATTATATAGGAGATATTCGTTCTTACAAAGAAGATATCTTTCAAATGAAAATGATTATACATGACATGGATGGGTGGGTTAATTCAAATATGGAGGCCCCAGACGGTGCAAGGTGTCCTAATTGTGGTGCGCCTGTGAGAAAAACATACGGGTTATGTGATTATTGTGGTGGTTGGGTAGAGTATAGGTAGGTGTGAGTATGTACGAAGAATTGAAGGAACTTAACGAGATAATCAGGCGCAAACAGGAGAAAATAGACGAACTACGGGCGGCGGCGGTGTCTTTGAGTGTGCCGTTGGATCAGCGTGTTCAAAACTCATCGGAAGATCGTTTGGCGAACCTGATGTGTAAGATCATCATTGCTGAAAACGAACTTGACGGGTTGATAGATGATTTTGCGGATAAGAAGATGAAAGCAAAAACGGAAATCTTCACATTACCGCGTGAGGATTGGCAGGATATAGTATATATGCACTACATTGAGTTTAAGCCAATGGATGAGATAGCACAGATACTTTCAAAAAGGGAAGGACGTTCAATCAGCAAGGATGCGGTGTATATGAAGAACAACCGGGCGTTAAAATGTCTGAAAAAAGTCATAAAGTCAGAAAATTTAACGTAAAAGTCAGAAAATATGGTTAAAATGTCAAAGTTGTGCTTGACGTTAGTTGAATTGTTTGATATATAGTAAAATTGTAGAAGTATCAAGGGCGGTTTATCCGTCCTTTTTTCGTTGGAGAAAACATGAAGGATATTCTGAAAAACAGTAAACCTTTTAATCAGGTATGTCGCAATTCTTTTGGGCGCAAAGTGTTATACACAAACGCATCAAAGATCACACGGGATAACATCTGCAAGGAATTATCAAAGGTTCTGAATGATTTTTCCCAAAATTCCGAAGAAATAGATTACCTTTACAATTACTATCTCGGCAATCAGCCTGTTCTATATAGAGAAAAACAGATAAGACCTGAAATCAACAACAAAGTCGTGCATAACACGGCTTATTTTATTGTCGAAACAAAGACAGCGGATATAGCAAGTGAACCTATACAGTATGTATTAAGGGGAACTGATGAAACCAAGTCACAGGAGATAGCAGACCTTAATTCAATCATGGAGAATGAGGATAAGGCATATTCGGACATTTGCCTTGCACGTTGGCGCAGTATTTGCGGTACGTCTTATCGCATGATTGCTAACGATGATGGAAGATCAAGCCTTTTGGATGAGACAGATTTTAGAATAGATGTTCTTGATCCGAGAACAGCGGCGGTTGTTTATTACAACAACAACATTCCGGCATTTTCATTCCAGAAGATAAAGGATGAAAATAATAGGACACTTTACTTTGTCTATACAAGGGAATCATGGTTCAAAATCCGTGAAAACAAGATTGATGAAAGCGGTGTAAACGGATTTTTGGCAATCCCGGTTATCGAATATCCCAACAACGAAAACCGCTTGTCGGATATCGAAGTAACAATATCCTTGTCGGATGCCATAAACGAAATGGCTTCTGATAGGCAGGATGGCATACAGCAGTTTGTTCAATCGTTCATCAAGTTCATTAACTGTGAAATGGACGGGGAGAAGTTCAAGGAACTTCGACAGATGGGAGCTTTTATCGTCAAGTCTAACAATGGCGAGAACAAAGCTGATGTTGACATAATGAGTTCTGAACTCAACCAAAGTGAGAGTCAGGTCGCAAAGGACGATCTGTTTAATTCTATTTTGGTTATTCAGGGCATCGCAAATAGAGAAGGTAACACCGGGGGTGACACGCAGGGTGCGGTATCACTCCGAAATGGATATCTTGACAGTGAAAAGAGAGCGGAACTGTCCGAGCCTTCATTCAAAAAGGCCGAGAAACAGTTTTTACGCATTTTGTTATACAAACTTTCGGTTGATAAGCAGACAACCCTGAAAGTATCGGATATCGAAATCAAGATAAGCCGTTCAAAGATGGATAATATGCTTACCAAGGCAGAAACACTCAAGGTTCTGCTAGAGTCGGGAATCTTTTATGAACGCGCTATTAAGTCTGTTGGCTTCTTTGCTGACCCGGAGCAGGTGGCAATAGAGAGTGCCGATAGGATGAAGATTTTATATCCTACGGAATTACCCGAACAAGAAAAACCCACAGAGGTTATAGAGGTGGAGGATGACAACACTTTATAACATACAGGCACATACGGGGCTAGTGATTGCAACACGAAAGCGGAAAGCCTTATCCGTTGCCCCGTAAATATATAAGGCATTACCGAAAGGCAGATAATGAAGTTTGACGAACTGAATCAGTTAAAACGGTTCTTTTCCACTATGGAGATATCAGAAGATGAGAAAAAGAAACGTACTGACCTTGCTTATCTCCTGTATGATGCTATTTACTTCACTTTTGCACTTATCAAGGTGGAAAAGGATATCGAAGAACGGAATTTTACTAAAAATGCGTTAGTGATAGACCAGTACAAAGAAACCTTGCAGCATCGTATCGAGGATGCTTTAGAGGGAATACCTCACGAAGATGATTATGTTCCGAGATTAGTTAATGACATCATGGAAACTACAGACAGACACCCGGATGATCCGTATTATCTGTCGCAAGACAGGGCATTACTCATAGCACAGAACGAAGCGAACACGGCTTACAACCATTATGACTATGTAAATGCCAAGGCTGGCGGTAAAGAATATAAAACATGGGTAACAGAGGGTGACGAACGTGTCAGAGAAACCCATGTCGAAGTCGATATGATGCGTATTCCTATAGACGATATGTTCCATGTCGGGAACGATGAAATGCGCTATCCGCATGATTTCATGTATGGGAGCGCCGAGAATTTAGTTAATTGTAGATGTACCTGCATCTATGAATAATCTTCTTTTCATTCTACAAACCTCATCAAAGCGGTATGTCTACGGGCATACCGTGAAAGTAAATTAACGTCCTTCGGGGCGTTTTTTTAATACATTCGCACCTATGCGACAAATAGGGCGCACACCGCAGACTAGACTGCGATAACAAACGTATGCAGAGAAAGGGAAAGAAAAAATGCTTAAGAGAGATGATGTAAAGCAGAAACTTATTGAGATGGGTGTAGCAGAACCCACGGAAGAACAGGTAAACAGTTACATTGCTGTAATCAGTAATGAACTTAAAGCATCCGAAGATCGCGCCGCACGTTTCAAGGCAGAGAGTGACAAGGTAAAAGACCTGGAGAAACAGCTCAATGAGTTAAACAATGCGAAACTAACAGACGAGGAACGATCTGCAAAGGCAGTAGAAGAAGCTAACCAACGTGTACTTGAATTGGAAAATACCGTCAAAACAATGCAATTACAGAAAGCGTTAGCAGAAATCGGCATAGTCGGAGAGGACGCGACTGATTTAGTTGGTGAGGACGGAAACCTTAATGTCGAGAAGTTAGGACAGATTATCGGTGCGAGAGAAAAATCGGCGGTAGATGTCTACAAGAAACAGGCACTTGATGATACCCCTGCCCCTGATGGGAAGAAGGGATCAGAAGGTGAGGACGATGATAAGGGCGATCCACTCACGAAAGATATAGTTGATCGTGCTGTCGCTTCAAAGAAAGCAGAAACCGAAGCGGTCAGCATTATTGATTCATACAAGTAAGAAGGGAGAAAAGATATGAAGGTTAATGACGTATCTATTGCGGCTACACCCGAAGTTCTCAAGAGAAAACTCGGTGCAGAGTATCTCAAAGAGATCGAGATACATTCAACCGCATTTACGAACGGCAAACTTGCCGCAGGATCAGCGGTAACGAAGGCCGGAAAGAAGTCAACAGGAAACGGATCAGATGTTTACGGCATCACTCTTAACGATTGTTACGAGGATAACCCGAACACATCCGTTATCGTAGCATTTGCAGTTATCAACGGTGCAAACACCACAGCAACAAGTTCAGACAGGGCGGCACTCTCCAACCTGTATTTTGAGTAAGAAAGGGGGTTCATATTATGGGTAAGTTTACAGACGTTTTCGGATCATCCGTAATCGCGGCTATCTACAATGAAGCCGCATCAAACAGAATCCCTTATCTTGGCGAGGGATTTTTCCCGGCAAAGCAGAAGAGCGGTCTTAACCTCAAGTGGATTAAGACTTCAAAGGGTCTTCCTGTTTCACTCGCTCCGAGTGCATTTGACGTAGTAGCACCTATCCGTTCAAGACAGGGTCTTGAAGTCATCGACACAGAGATGGCTTACTTCAAGGAAGCTATGCTTGTTAAGGAGCAGGATATTCAGGACTACGAAACAGCAGTTGAAGGATCACCTCTTGCAAAAGAGATCCTTGACCGCATCTTTGACGATGCTACAACGCTTGTTGATAGTGCAAGAGTTGTTCCTGAAAGAATGAGAATGTCTCTTCTGGCAAATGCGAACGGACATCCTTCGATCACAATCGCAGTTTCCGGCGGTGCTAACTACACCTACAACTACGATCCTAACAGCACATACAGCACAAACAACTTCAAGGATGTTCAAACGAAGTGGACAGACCTTGATGATTCCGATCCGCTTACGGATGTATCGGATGCGCAGGATGCGGTAGAAGCCGCAACGGGTGTAAGACCTACAATCGCTCTTATGAGCAAGGCTACCATGAATCTTCTCAAGCAGAACGAGAAGATCAAGAGTGCAATTCTGGCACAGAACGTAACCGCAAACATCTTTATGACAGATGCAAGGGTTAAGGAACTGTTCTCGAACGAACTTGGCCTTTCGATCATCGTCTACACAAAGATGTATAAGGATGAAACAGGCACAGCCAAGAAGTTCTATCCCGATGGCATGGTTACACTCCTTCCCGAAGGTGCGCTTGGTAACACCTACTTTGGTGTAACACCCGAACAGCACAGATCAGATAAGCTCGATGTCACAATCGTTGACACGGGTATAGCAGTATCGGTTGACACGAAGTTTGACCCGGTACAGACAACCACAAAGGCATCCGAGATTGTGCTTCCTTCATTTGAGAGAATGGATGAGACATATATGCTCAAAGTTGCCGCAAACGTAGTGTACTGATAAAAGGGGGTAGACCTATGATTTTTCCATTTGAAGTGAAAAAGAATGGTGTCTATTATCCGGCAGGAACGGAAGTTCCAACAGGCAGTAAGAAGGGGGCAGAAAAGCCCCTTTCTTCACAGCCGGGGAAAGTAGATACAAAAATTCAGAAAGAATCCGCTGTAAAAGAATCCGTTAAGGAAAAAGAGCGGAAGTATTCAGAAGACGATTTGAACTTGCCTTATATGAAACTTAAATCGTTAGCGATTGCGGAAGGTTTCAAGGTCGAAAAGTCGGCAAAGGCAGATGAAATAAAAGAAATGTTGAGGTCATTATGACATACGATGAACTGTCCGAAAAGGTTTATACAAAGGCATTGACATATCTGAATGAGATAGAGGAAACCCCGGATAGTTTCCCATTGTCGATAGTGGATTTTGTTATTGAGTATGCAATAAATGAATCCCATTTTCCGATGGACTATACCGAGGACAAAATAGCAACTCGTTTAGATCGTTGCGTAAACGCAATGGCTATGGCTTGCATCGAGGTTTATTCAAGAGCCGGGGCAGAGGGTGAGAGGTCGCATAGTGAAAACGCTATATCTCGAACTTATGACGGTGCATGGATTAGTACACGGTTACATGATGTATTGCCAAACTTTGTAGGAGTGCTTTGATATGATGCGGTGTCTCAAAAGAAATAAGCAAACAATTTATTACGCATTGCTTATAGATACTGTACCTGTCTATAAACTCGACAGCAATGGCAACAAGATTGTTGATTACGTTGACGAGGAAACGGGCGAAACATACTACGTTGAAACGGGTGTAAAAATGCCGTTGTATAGTCCTGCTGTCATGTTTAAGGGCAATATAGCGTTTGCAGGAGCAGACCTATTACGTCAGGAGTTTGGCATTAGTGACGAACGATACGAAGCGGTATTAGTGTTAAACAAAGGACAAATACCCATAACCGAGACTTCACTTATATGGTTTTTAACAAAACCGGGTACGAAGATCATAGACGGGCAAACATACGCGGATGATGCAACGGCAGATTATAGGGTGTTAAGGTCAGTACCTTCACTCAATAATGATCGTTACATCTTGGCAAAGGTAGTTAAATGAAATACAACGTGAGCCTTGATAGCAAGGAATTATACAAACTATCGGTTGATATTCTCAATTACGCAGATGAGTTTGAAAGAAAAGTAAAGATATTCCTTGAAAGATTAGCAGAGGTAGGAATAGAAGTCGCTTCCAGGAATGGGGGCGATTTTTCACATTACATCACATATTCCAAGAAGTTTGATGACAACACAACGGTTGTTATAACAGCGCACTCTTCTCCGATAACGGCAGAATGGTATGCGGGTTCGCAAACAAAAAAAGTGCGAACAGAAGAGATATCCCCTATTTTAATGGCTGAATTTGGTAGCGGTCATTATGCAATACCGGGTGAAGGTGGTATAGGCGGTCAAGGTACATTAAACAAGTACGGACACGCTTTTGATACAGACGGATGGTATTGGTGGTCGGATGAACCTACATCATTAGGTGGCGGTGAAGTGGTAAAAGATGCCAATGGCAGATTCAAGTTTCACTCAATGGGTACACGTCCGAGCCGACCTTTACATAAAGCGGTTATGGCTTGCATTTTTCAAGTCGAGGAAATAGCGCGAGAGGTATTCGGATGAGTTCTATATGGATTGAGGACAGGATAGATAAGATTTATTCGCACGTCAAAAACAAGACGGTTAATGCCCTTAAATCAAAATATCCCGACATCAACTTCACACAGGACGATTCAGAAAACGATATTGCGAAATTTCCAACCGTTTATATGTTTTTTGATACCGCAGAACGAATGTCTACCCTTGACGGTGGGGCGATAAATTCCGTTTATATGACAATTCGTACAAAGGTGAGTGTTACCAAAACAGATGGCAACGATGCCGCTCGTGAGGTAAACGCAAAAGTCCGTGATGAACTTGTCAATCTTGGCTTTATTGCTTCGGGTAGTCCGATTCCTACGGTGTCAGGAGATGTAAAAGTTATCAACGCAAATTATCAAAGGATGGTTGGTTACAACGATCCAATATAACGAAGGGAGAAAAGAGATATGGCAGTAAATGAGATGGGTCTTTCGACACTCGGTATCACCTTTGGTTATGCCGTAGGGTCTACGAAGCCTTCAAGTTTTACACAGCTTGATAGGATATCATCTATCGGTGAATACTCTATCACGAATGAAACTATTGACGTTTCCTGTCTTGAAGATTTAACAACGAAATACGTTCGTGGCCGTGGCACGACCTCTGATAGTATTCCTATAGTTGTAAACTGGACAGACGAAACCGAAGCGCAGTGGGCTGACGTTCTTGATGCCTACAACAACCGTACAAGCGGTCAGACAATGTGGTGGGAGATCATCGTTCCGGGCATGACAAAGGCAGCCTTCTTTAAGGCACAGCCCCCGACAGCACTTCCTGTTCCTTCAATCGAACAGAACGGTGCTTTCACTAACACGATGAACCTTGTCGCTGAAGATTTGGTCGGTTGGGATACCAAAGTGGCTTTCTCGTAGACGGGCTTAATGGGCTGAGGTTAGGCTCGGCAGATTTAACTCCTGCGTTTGACCCGAACGTAAAGAGTTATTCAGCAAACATCACTACGGCAACAACAACATTGACGTTGACGTTAAGTAGCGGTGCAAGTGCCGTAACGAAATTGAACGGCACTACATTCACAGGGTCAACAATAACGTGGACGGAAAATACGGACACACTAACAATCGAGGTAACATCATCGGGTGGAGCGGTAACGACCTACACGGTGACAGTTACACATACAACATAGCGTGAACAGGGCGGGGGAAACCCCGTCCTTTCCCTATGGAGTTGCTTATGCAACGGGGAAAGGAGAAAAAAATGACAAAGATATTTACAGTAAACGGAAAGTCCTACAAGGCAAAAGAATTTGATTTCAACTTTATGTGTGACCTTGAGGATCAGAACTTATCCCTTGAAGATATCGACAAAAAGCCGATGTCTTTAGTTCGTGCTTACCTTGCTTTTTCAGCCGGGATATCAAAGGAAAATGCCGGAGCGGAAATCGAGGCACACCTTGAGAATGGCGGTAAGTTTAATGACATAGTAGAAATCATGGGTCAGCAGATGCAGGATTCGGGTTTTTTTCGCTCAATCCGCAAGGAAGAGGAAGAGGACACAGGCGCAACTTCAACGAAGAGTGCAAAGAGCAAAAAAGCGTAGAGGACTATCCTAGCACACGGGCATACTACGAAGGAGAATGGATGCCCAAAGTAATACCGCTTGGAACGTCTTATCAAGAGTTCTGGACGCTTAACCCAAGAATAATAGATGTGATGGTAGAAGCATATAACGAAAGGAAAAAAGCCGAGATCAGAACGGCTAATATGCTCTACCATTTGGAGGGAATGTATTTTGCCGATGCTTTATGTGCGACAGTAGGCAATATGTTCCGTGGACGGGGGCAGAAAGCATTTGAGTACCCCAAAGAGCCTTATACGCTTGATTTAGAGTATGAGGAAGGGCTTGACATGAGTGATGAAGAAAATATCGATATAGCCCGTCAGAGAAGAAATTTTGTAACACAGCTTAATAATCTCTTCCGTGATTTAGAGCCTGTTTTGGAGAGTAAAAATGCCGAACATTGATACCTTATCAATTAAATTTAACGCGAATGGAACGGATAAAGCCATAAAGAACATCAAGGCTATGGGCTATGCCGTAAGCAACTTGGCTCAATCCGTCAAGGGCATTGACGCGAGTAAGTTATCTGCTTTTACATCTTCAATGGAAACTCTTAAAAAGAGTGTTCCGACAGAAGCACAGACAAACAGAATGGTTGCCTTTGGTGAAGCAGTAAAGTCTTTATCATCTGCTATCGATTCTGCTAACATTGGCGTTTTTTCAAAGGATATGTCTACTCTTGGCGAAGCGGTAAATACGTTCAAGAAATCAAGCGTTAACTCTATCACAAATGCGGTAACAGCTATGAAAAACATGGGTCAGACCGCACAGCAGACCGCTACGGCTATAAACAATGCGACACCCAAGGCATCCCAAGATGTAAAGAGGGGAGATAACAGGGGAACGCTTGAACAGGCAAAAGAAATGTTCGCCGCACTTGATAAGGTCGAGATAAAGGCCACAGGAATAGCCCGTGTCATGGAGAAATTGGGTCTTTCTACACCCACGAAGAAATTCAAAGACCTTGAGAACCAGGCCGAGAAAGTACGTCAGAAGTACGAAGAGTTACGGGCTACCCTTAACAAGGCACTTCAAAGCGGAGAAATACAGACCGATAGCGGAGAGTTCAAGAAGAAACAGGCAGAACTTGATGCTTTGAAGAACAGTTACAACGAACTGATCCTGAAACAAAGAGAGTTGGCGCAGGAAGGCGGGGCTATGCAGTTAAGCCCTACCCTTGTAAGTTCTCTCAACACATTCAGAGATGGTGCATCTAAAGCCGTTTCAATTCTCAAGAACGGATTGGTTGGCGGTTTCCGGCTTGCATCAAGATTCGCTAAATCATTTTCATCACATATCAAACAGGCTGGATCTTCCCTTAAAAATATGGTGACGCATGGGAAAAGTGCGTCCAATATGGCGAAGAAATTCGCAAATGAAATCTTCCGTGTTTCCAAAATGCTTAAACTGATGGTTACCCGTATGGCTTTAAGGAAAGTCATTGCAGAGGTGGGTAATGGGTTTAAGTCATTGGCAATTCATTCAGACGAATTTAACAATAGTGTTTCGGGCATAATGAACGCATCCAAGAGGTTAGGATATTCATTTTCTGCAATGATAGGCCCCTTAATCAATGCACTTGCCCCTGCACTTATTTACATCATAAATATCTTTACAAAACTTGCGAATATCATCAATCAGGTGATAGCGGCATTAACGGGTGCGACTACATGGAACAAGGCAAGAGAATTTACCGATTCATGGAGAGATTCTATCGAAGATGCTGGAGAAGAAGCAGAGAAAACCCGTAAGACCTTAAAGAAAACAGTTCTTGGTTTTGATGAATTAAACCAGTTACAGGACAATACAGACACAACCAAAAAAGGAAAAGATAGTGGCGGCATAGAAGATATGTTTGACACTATCAAGATCGATAAGAAGTGGAAAGACGTTGCTGATTGGTTAAAGCAGATGTGGAAACTTGGAGATTTCTACGATCTTGGTAAAAAGATTGGCAAAAAACTCCGTGACATGCTTAAATCAATCCCTTGGGAGCAGATAAGGAAAACATCCAATAAACTTGGACGGGCTTTAGCAACACTTATCAATGGCTTTGTGGAAGTTGAAGGGCTTGGTTACGATATAGGTAAAACCATTGCCCAATCCGTTAATACTGTATTTGAATTTCTTAATGGTTTTGTCCATAAACTTCATTGGGATAGTATTGGCAAATTCATAGCAGATGTATTCAACGGGTTCTTTGAAAATATAGATTGGCCTTTAATCAAAGACACCGTTGTAACAGGCATGGCAGGGATTGCCGAAGCCCTAGATAACTTTATAAAAACCTTCCATTGGGATAATATATCTAATTTCATTATTAAAGCGGTAGACGTAATAGTCTCTGGTATTAAGGCATTTGTCAAAAAAATCGATTGGCGCGACCTAGGCGAGAGAATGGGCGACCAACTTCGCAAGACTATCAAGGGTATTGGTTGGAAAGAAGTGGGCGAAGCACTTGGCGGCATCATCCAAGCGGCGATTGATTGGGTTGCCGGGATGCTTGACACAATGCCGAGTGCTGAAGAACTTGTCAAAGCGGCGACAGATTTTCTCGATGGCATATTTAGCGAAGTTGATAGTGAGCAACTTGGCGAAGAACTAGCTACTATCTTCAACGGAATATATAACTTCCTTGTGGGTTTTTGGGAAGAAAACGGGGACAAGATCAAAGAAGAAGTCAAAGTATTCTTTGAAGGATTTTGGAACAAGGTCGACAAAGACGCTTTGAAATCTGTTTTAAGTACGATCCTTTCATTTGCGATATTAGGCGGCATTGCTTCTATTGCTTGGGCGACATTAAAGAAATATCTTGCTACAAAAATGACCTCTGTGATTTTGAGTTCGCAGGTCAAAAGTGCCGTAGCCGAAGCTATGGGCGAACTGGGGTCTGCGCCACAAATTACGGCGGCCGCAGAAGCAGCCGGAGCTTCTACGTTTGGTTGGTTTGCAAAGGGGATAATCGGTACAGGCGCAGCACTTGATATTGCTGGATCTATAAAAGGGTTATTCAAGTTTGATGAATTAAAAGAAAAATTAGAAAGTGGCAAAATATCTTTTCAAGAGTTTTGGAAAGCGGCAGGTGATGAAGGCGGGGTAACAAGCCAAAATGCAGCGTGGATGGCACTTGATAACCTGACGGCAATATCAAAACTTTTCCGTGAAGAAGTTGCCCGACTTAATAGTGAATTAAAGAGTGGTGCTATTACTGAAGAGCAATATGCAGAAGCCTTAAATCTACTTGCTCCTGCGGCGAATGAGTACAAAGAAAAACTTTCGGCTATTATTGAAGCCTACCAGACAGGAGCAATACCTTCTACAACCGAATTTAATGAGAAGGTTAAAGAACTAAAAGATAGTTATAAAGATCAGGACAAGGTATCAAGAGATTATGTCGAAAGCCTCAAAAAGGCTGCAAACGCTGTTAAGACTTCAACTGATGCTGTAGACAAAAACAAAAAATCGTCAAAGGAAGGAACAGAACAGACCAAAAAATACGTTGATGCCAAGAAAGAAGCGGTTAGGAAGTTTGAAGAATTAACGGGGGCCGCCAATAACGCAACTGACAGCACAAGCAAGGTAGATACTTCATTAAGCAATCTTGAAAAATCAAGTAATAAAGCCAAAGAAGGCGTCAAGGGACTTTCGGATTCGATGTCCAAAGATTTTGAAACGTCAAGCGATGATTTCCAAAAAGCCGTAAAAGAAATGGAAGAAGAACTTTCCAAATCATTTGAAGGTATCTTTGACTCCAGCAAAGATGTCACGGAAAAAATGCCCTCTGACTTTTCAAAAGGTGTTGACGATATTCTTAAATCAGAGACGGATCTTAATAAAACCACTAATTCTTCGATGTCAGACGTTGTGAAAACTTTTGATGATGCAACAAGAGATATTACAAAAGATTTTGACAAGATTAAAGGCTCTATGACAAAAGAGGAGTGGACTTTCCAAGGCGTGGCTGACGGACTAGGTGAAACTTTCAAGAGAGCAAGAGAAGCTATTGAAAAGGAATGGAATAAGGTAGCGGAAACTCTTAACGGGGAGCATGAAGTAGGCGGGTCGAAAGTCAAAATCAACCTTCCTAAATTTGCCCGTGGCGGTTTCCCGGAGGACGGCCTTTTCATGGCGAATCGTCATGAACTTGTAGGACAGTTCTCTAACGGCAAGACAGCCGTTGCAAACAACGCACAGATAGTAGATGGCATCTCAAGTGGCGTGTATAGTGCGGTATCAAGAGCAATGGCACAGAATGGCGGTTCAAATAGGTACATTGCTAACACGATAGTAGTTGATGGTGATGTGCTGGCAAGGACAGTAACAAAAGCACAGGACAAGCAAAATGCCCGGTATAGTCCGGCATATTGAGGTGAATTATGGCGGTAAGCGGATTTCCTTTTGAGGTAGAAGGTGTGCCATTACCCACACCGAGTAAATTCGGATGGAGCATCCAGGACGTGTCAGCCGCAGACAGCGGAAGGACGGAGGATGCTCTTATGTGGAAAAACAGGGTAGCACAGAAAGAAAAGATAAGCCTAGAGTGGCTGGGTTGTGATACGGCAACTGCATCACGGATATTACAGGCATTTCAGCCGGAATACTTTAATGTAACGTATCGCAGTCCCTTGACTAATTCGGTAGTCACAAAGACCTTTTATCGTGGTGATGCCCAAGCCCCGTACTATTGGTGGGTCGATGGTGGACGTTTTGAGAACGTATCATTTGACATAATAGAGAGGTAGTATGAGAACTACAAGTGCAAAATACAAAGAGATATTGGCAAGCGGAAACGCAAGAAAGTTTGTCTGCACTATTTATCTGACCCTTGCGGATGATACACAGCTGACCTTAACCCAAGAAGAAATATGGGAAGATAGTTTCAAGATTGAAACGGCATCAAGCGGTACGTCATCCTTTGATTTAGGATCAGCGATCATCGGTAAGTGTTCGTTCACCATAAACAACATAGAGGGTGATTATGATAACTACGATTTCTTCAATGCCGAAGCAACGGTATGGGTCGGTATAGAGGGCGATACAACACCAACTTACAGGATGGGATTTTATACTGTAGACGAACCGCAGATTGCCAATGGTCTTATATCACTTGAACTTCTTGACAATATGTGGAAGTTTGATATCCCCTTAAAAAGGGCGCATATCACTTACACGGAAACCACAACGGCAAGAGATATAGTACAGGCTATCTGCACAAGATGCGGTGTCCTGTTGGGTACGCAGAATTTCAACGGCTATGACATCTTGATAACTAAAGAGCCGGAAGATGCCGACAATATGAATTGCCGGGAAATGCTACAGTACATCGCAATGCTTGGGTGTAATTTCTGTGTAATAAGCAGCACAGGGGCTTTGGAACTGAAATGGTACAACGATGAGTCTGATATATTCGACAGAAACATCAGTACAAAATTCAGTACAGATGCAATAGAAATAACAGGCGTTAAGACAGTAGTAAACGGAACTGAATACTCAAGAGGAACAGACGGGTATGTGATAGAACTTGAAAATCCCCTGTTCACGGAAGATAACGCTTATGAGATATTAAGTGATTATATTTGGGTATTAAACAGATTAAGAAATTTCCATTTTCGGACATTTGAAATCACTACGCTGGCAGACTTATCCGCAGAGGTCGGTGATAAGATCAGGTTTAAGGACTACAAAGGGGTAAGCAAGTATTCATACATCACGAACAATTCCTTTAGTTTTTCAAACCATGTAATACAATGCAATGCGGTTAGTCCGGCAAGAACGCTTGTCAAGAGATATTCAAAAGACGTTAAAGCTGCCGTGGATCAATCACGGGAAATAGCAGAGAACATAATATCAAGCTATGATTTGTCGGTACAGGAATTAAACAAACTCGTTGAGCAATCAATGGGTGCTTTTTCTGACTACGAAGATGCTCCTAATGGCGGTAGGGTATATTACATTTCCAACATGCCTATAACGAAGGATGCACAGGGTGTATGTCATTTCCAAGCAAATTCTATTGTGTGGAGAATGGCGGGGGATGTATTTTCAGTATCAACGCAAGGGGGCGCACCTGGAACATGGCAAAACGGCTATAACCCTAGTACGGGGCAACTGATTGTCAACGTATTAAGTACAATCGGTTTAAGTGCGGATTGGATAAAGACAGGGACGCTTTCGGTTGGTGGTTCACAACAAGGGCCAGAGGGATATATCCCTTACATACGGGTCTATGATGCTAGCGATAATCTGATTTGCGAAATAAGCAATGGCGGTATCACCATGCACAAAGGGATAATCTCATCCCCCGACTATGCGGAAGAAAGCGGAGCGACTTATTCAACAACGGGTATGAAACTTGATGTGCTGAATAAGATATTGCGAAGTCCTTATTTTGCGATAGACCAAAGCGGTGCGTATTTCCGTGGCACAATCCAGATAACGGGTGACATAGAGATAAGTCGAGGGTCATTTAGACCGACTGACTACTACATTGCTACTGACTTTCATTTGGAGTTTCAACAGGCCGAGCATTATGAAGGTATCGGGTCGGCTGAAATAAAGCGACATAACTTTACACAGCAAGGTGGTCAATGGGTAGAGGACGTTTCAATTACTGATACCCTTACTTTGACGGATGATATACCTTCCGTGTCGGTTATACTTGACCATACTGTTGGTCAAAACGGCAAAGACTACTACGAAATAACTACGGATTCATCCTCAACGGTTACGGTTAAGGCAAAAGATATAAGCCTTGCGTATGTCGGGCAGGAAGGATTTAGAGGATTTCTGCAAGGTATCTTTGAAGGGTATCTCAAAACAAATGTCGGTGAGTTAGCGGGCTTTAGGTATGGTCAAGGCACAGGCGGCACATGGGCAGGTGAAAACGGTGGCTTTATAGACGAAGATGGCTATAACTTTTCCATGCGTGATGGCTTTGGCAGACCGAACGGGGCGTTGTTAAGGCTTTATGATAATGTCTTTAACTTTGGAAACTCACAAGGGCATTTTAGGTTTTTCCAGAGCGATAGTAGCGGTGGCGGTTCTAATGTCAATAGTATCGGCATCCAGACGGGTAGTAGTTCTGTTGATATTATCAAGTTTGATTCAAACGGCTTGGTATCGGGAACGGTGCTTTGGAATGACGGAACGGTTTACACAAATAGCCGTATCACTAAAAGCACAACAGATAGCCCACCTGCACAGTTAGCAGACGGAGATATATTCTTGGTTTACGAGAACTGATTTATGGCAAAAAAGGCTTATGTAGGCGTTAATGGAATAGGGAAAAACGTCAAGAACATATACGTTGGCGTAAACGGAGTGCCGAAGAAGGTAGTAAAAGGCTATGTTGGCGTTAATGGTGTCCCGAAATTGTTTTGGTTGGGTGATGATGGCATTGATTTCCATGTAAGTGTTAAGCCAAGTATAAAGGACGTAACAACAACAGGGAATTTTGATATTTCAGTATGTCCGTCTATTCAGAATGTAACAACAACAGGAAACTTTAATATATCAGTTCGCGCAAGTATAAGAAATGCGTAAAGGAGCATATATGGCACAGATAGATTTTAGCAACGCAATAATTAACTTATCCCCCGATTTAGGTGGAAATGCAAAACCTTTAGCCGCACCTTATTTTGGCACAAGCAGTAATGCATATTTATATTGGCGCGAAACCCCATCAGCAGGTTATACGAATGTATCTCAAGCCACAATGCAACGTCTGGAATCATCAAATTCCAAACTGTCTTATCTGGTAACGGGAACAATAACAACCGAGGGACTTTCCAATCTTACATGGTTTGAATTGTGGAGTCAATTTTGGCGAGTATCAAATATACGGTATAGTTCGGGAGATACTTATAGTTTTCAAGTTGATTTTGACATAACGGTTAGTTAAAAGGAGCGCAATATGGCTGTTGTAGATTTTTCAAATGCGGTGTTAAAACCATTGTTATATAATAACAATCCACCTTATGCAGATTATTATATGGATTTTTACCCGTATAATAATTCGGTTTATCTTTGCGATGCTAATGGTAATGTAATATGCAACCGTCCATCAACAAGAAAAGTAGATGCCACCTCTGAATATGTAATTGAATTTTCGGGAAACATGACGGCAAGCGGAACTGAAATGTATATAGGCTGGGGTAATTTTCAATTTGGATATACTAATCATTGGAAGATTGAAAACGTGACTTTTTCAAGCGGAGATACCGTTTATTTTCAAGTAAAAGCCGCATTTACTTTTAGTTAGAAACTAGAAAGGAGCAATCATGGCAATCATTAGAGGCACTACGCCGACACTTACTTTTCATGTCAAGGACGAAACGCTTGATCTAAACAATATAGCGGTTATATACGTCACTTTAAAAACAAAGCCGGGTATTCCAAAACAGAAAGAAAAAACTTTCTCGATTGAGGACTTAAATATTGATGCGTCTAACCATACTATAACACTTTATATGACACAGGAAGATACCCTTGAATTTATAAATGATAGTATGGAGTGTCAGATAAGGGTACGTTTCAACAATGACAAAGCTTATGCGTCAAATATTGACGATTTGGCTATCGGTAGGATTCTTAAAGATGGGGTGATTTAATATGTCACAATGGATAAATGGCGGTGTCCTACACTTGGACGTTGACCTATTAACCGGGTCACAACTATTACCGCTTGAACTGTCCGAGAGTTCACAAACGTTTGAGGTTGAACTTGTCGGGGGCGGTGAGGGTTATCCATTCTACAATGGCGAATATGTTGTTGATCCACGGAAAGTTGAACAAACACTTGAAACAAAGAACAAGAGTATGCGGGATGATGTAACAATCAATCCCATTTTTTACGCTGAAACAACAAATTTGAGCGGTGGCCTTACTGCTGTTATAGGGCTTGAATAGAAAGGAGAAATAAGATGGCAGAGAACCAGTATGTAAACAAGGTGGTATTTGGTAACACAACGGTCATGGACATATCAGATACTACGGCAGACCCTTCAAAGGTTTTGGCTTCGGAAAAATTCTATGACAGAAGCGGTGCGCCACAAACAGGAACATGTACCTTTGATGCTGATACGTCAGATGCGGATGCAACGGCGGCCGAAATCCTGCTGAACAAAAGTGCCTATGTTAACGGCAATAAACTTGTCGGGACAATGCCTAATCGGGGTGCGGTGACAGGCTCAATAACGACAAAATCACAGCAAGTCGCTATTCAGAACGGTTATCACGATGGGTCGGGGTATGTCGAGATTGATTCAACCGAACAGGCGAAGATCATAGCGGACAATATCAAGAAAGACATAACCATTTTGGGTGTGACAGGAACTTATGAAGGAGCGGCTACACCTACATCCACGGCAAAGACGGTAACGCCTTACACAACATCCAAGACCTACCTTCCTTCTGGTGAGAGTACACCTGTTGACTACTATTCGCAGGTAACGGTTAATGCCATTTCCTACACAGAAATCGATAATGCCGCTGGTGGAAAGACAGCGATCGTGGGCGATATTGACCCGAATCCATAAATTTGGTATAGGGGGAGCTACTTGACGATAGTTTGTTTTTTTGCTATGGGAGCGTAAAAGCTCTTTTTTTATTGGAAAGGAGAACAGATATGAAACTTTCAGACAAAGTTTATGACATCCTCAAATGGATAGCGATTGTATGTTTACCCGCACTTTCAACCTTTATCGTTGTTATCTCAAAGATATGGGGATGGGCTGACACAGGATCGATGATTGCACAGACCATAACGGCTATCGGTGTCCTGTTAGGTGCATTGCTTGGCATATCAAGCATACAGTACAACAAAGGTGAGAATGATGCCGACAATTAACCAGATACTTGCGCTTGCACATTCGCAAGTCGGAACAACTGAATACCCGCCTAATTCAAACAATGTCATATACAATACGGCATATTACGGGCATGATGTTCAAGACGGTGTACCCACGAAAAACGACAAATATCCGTGGTGCTGTGTATTTGTGTGGTGGGTCTTTGCACAGTTCAATTCTTGCCTAGTCAAGAAAACTGCATCATGCAAAAACTTGGCACAATGGTTTAAGGACAACGGCAGATGGATAGAACCAGGTAAACAGTTGCCCGGTGATATTGCCTTTTACAAGTTCAACACTAACAACCGCTGGACTAATCATACAGGCATTGTCATAGACGTATTGGGTGCAAACGAGATAAATGCCATTGAGGGTAACACATCCGAAAAGGGAAGTCAGGATAATGGCGGTGCGGTGCTTGTAAAACACAGGACATCAAATATTGTAGGCTACGGCAGACCCCTGTATGACGAATATAATGTCGCTCCCAAAACCGACTACATACACGGAATTGATGTAAGCAAGTTTCAGGGCAACATTGATTGGAAACTGGTCAAGGATAGTGGCATCTCTTTTGCTTATCTACGGGCAATACATGGGAATACAAATAGACAGATTGATCCTACCTTTGAGCAGAATTTGGCCGGATGTATTGAGAATAAGATCGATTATTCCTGTTATATCTACGCATATGCTCAAACCCATGACAGAGCAAGATACGAAGCTGATTTAGTTATCAACCTTTTGCGTGACAGGAAAATGCCTATTTGGTATGACCTTGAGGACAGTTCGCTTGTTCCTTTAGGGAAAGATTGTATCGAGGGCGTAGCAATGTCCTTTATCGGTGAGTGTAAGGATGCCGGATTTGATGTAGGCATTTATTGTAACAAGAATTGGTATGAGAACTATATTAGCGATTTTCTAAAGAACAGATTTAAGTTTTGGATTGCAAGATATCCCAAGGACGATTACGGACAGATAAAGGAAAGTCTGAAACCCACTTGGAAGAATGTAGTAACTTGGCAATACTCATCCAAAGGGCAACTGCCGGGGATCAACGGCTATGTCGATATGGATATCTTGTTATAGAGGTGAAACATGGCAAACAACCCAAACGTAAATAAAGTAGTTTACGGCAATCAGACCGTAATGGATATATCTGACACCACGGCAGAAGAAGGGGACGTAGTAAGCGGCAAGACCTTTTACAAGGCAAGTGGAGCAAGGTCAACAGGAAGTGCGGTTATACCCGACATATCGAATTGCTACCAGACTACCGACACGGCTGAAACGGATATACAAGATGCTGATTACTTTCCGTTTTATGATACATCCGCATCAGCAAAGAAAAAAAGCCTTTGGTCTAATATTGTTGCAAAGATGAAAACCGCTTTCGGTATATCAAGCGGTAGCACTTATCTAAAAAAAGACGGAACTTGGGGAACACCTACTGACACCAAAAACACGGCAGGTTCAACCGATACAAGTGACAAAATATATTTAGTCGGTGCGAAGTCACAAGCCGCAAATCCGCAGACGTATTCGGATAACGAGGTGTTTGCACAAGATGGGGTGCTTTCATCAAAGAAATTATCCCCGAAATGTATAACGGCACTCACAGGAACAGGAACGGCAGGACAGGATAAAGGGTCAGGTTCTACAAACAGATATGTTCCCGCATTGTGGACGTTTAATTCGGGAATAACGGTAGCGGATGGCGAAGTGTACTTTATTAAAATTCCTGTTGCGGGTGGTACTTGGGGAGTATATCTTTCTCTGAATAACGGAACAAATTATTATCCCGTTGCGGTAAGTAACGGCAAAGGAAGATTTACCACACATTACGGGCAAAATATGGTAATCGGCGTGACATACGAAAGTGCGGGGGTATGTAATTGTTACGCTAGAACAGGCGCAGATACGTTAGCGGATGTGACAGGCTGTTTCAGAGTATTTGACAGTTACGATTCGAACACGACCTATTCTGCAATGAGTACATCCGAGTTGACAACGGGTACGGTTACGACATCAAGGGTTGTTCGGTCTGATTATTTGAAATCGGGTATAAATTCACTCATAGATACCAAGATAAACGCTCTGGATGTGACAGGCGCATCAAGCATAGGTGCAGGAAAAACCATAAAAGCATGGAGTGAAACTGACGGAAAAGTAAGCCTTACAACACAGGATATATCCATTACAAAATCGCAAGTGAGCGATTTCCCCGATTTAAGTGTTTATGCTCCATTAGCTAGTCCTGCTTTCACGGGTACACCGACAGCACCAACGGCATATACTAGCACAGCAACTTCGCAGATAGCAACAACGTCATTTGTGCATAATGTAACAGCTTCAAAATATGATTACAATGACCCTTACACGTCATCTTTAAGTGATGATGATACTCATATTCCCATATTAAACACTAGTGGTACATACACATCCAAAAGGACAAAATTAGGGAATATCAGACCTGTTTTTTTGGTGAGAACAGGCTTAACAGCATCCGCAGGTACAACTATTCGTATTCCCGCAAGCGGAACAAATGAGTTTATAACCTATGGATGCCATGTTGAACCCGTGTGTGATAGTCAAGGTGGCAAGGGTATTAAGTATGACCAAATAGCTTGTCATGATTACGAAGGTCAAGCGGGATATGTTGAAATTCGTTTAGCACAAAATATAACAAACAGAACAATAGGAATAAAAGTAATAGGGAGGTAAAACTATGAAATACGCACTTATGACTTGCATCAACGGAAACTACAAAATCGAATCAGAACACGGAACTGACTTAAATGCCGCAAAGATGGCTTGGCACGAAAAATGTCGATCATTAGAGGGTGCGTCCGATGTTATCACGGCAACTTGCATGGTGTCGGATGAGAATTTAGGCACAGTTGGTGGCCTTTATGAGAAGATAGAGCATCCTGTTGAAGAGGTTCAGACCGAAGAATAATCAGACAGGGCAAGTCAAGATAACATAGTTAGCCTTACAGCAAAGCGGCTATATATGTATTGGCAACTTGGCTTGCCTTTGTCATAAATTTTTCGGATTACGCAATAGATAGACTATACGGAAGGAGTATAAAACATGGCTTTAATACCTATGGAATATGATGGGGGGGGGTGGACTTCGACCACTCTAACGCCTAGAAATACTGCGGTTAATAGTTATGGCACTTTAACAGCATTTCGTAATAAAGAGCTGCACTTGGTTCAGTTGATATGGCGTGGAAATAATAATATACCGACAATCGGAGAATACTTATTTGACTATCCTAGCAGTGATTATAAACCGATTACAAACACTTTGAGTGTAGTGCGAAACGGCGATTATGTAGAAGTTTCGCAATCTTATGTGAGTTTACGTTTGACTGACAAGAATTGGAGTGCAGGCTCTGTGATGTATGTAACAAATTGATAAATCCCCTACTCTATCCGTAGGGGTAGAGAGGAGATATATGGCACTATTAGGTATGCAATTTGATGACGTAACAGGTGAAGTCATTGTCACAAATCCCGGAAGTGGGACGCAGAACGTAACGGTTAATAATTGCGTCAGAATGAGATTAGGTAAATTAGCAATAGTATCGGCTTATGTGACTATTACCAACACTATAACAGACGCACAAAGCGCACCACTTTTATATTTGGATATACCCCCAAAAGGAGAGGGGTTAACTCCGTCACTTCTAGGGGAATTTGCGGGCAATAATTTAGGTGGACTTGTTTATTTAAAACGTTTTGGTAACAATTATTATGCAACACAGAGAGTGGCAAGCACCTTGCAATCGGGACAAGTAATAGCCATGATTTTTGCATATGAAACGGATTCATAGTTATGTCGCAAACTGAAACGATTATGAAAGGAGAATAAATCGGTCTTGACGATAGTTTGTTTTTTTGATAAGTTCAAGATGAACTAATGAACTACCACCATCATAATGAAAGTGGTTTCTACAATGCGAAAGCATAGTAAGGCTGGTTCACGCAGCCGCTACTCCATTGGTCAAAAACCTTTGGCATACTTAAGTAGATGGCGTTAAGACTTGGAACATACATCCTTGTATATTTTACGCGAAGAAGGATATGGTTAGTTTTTCTCTTCGCAACCTTATATATACAGTTTTCAAGGTTCCATTGTAAGTATAGTGTAGCACAAACAAACGTTCGCGTCAAAGACGCACAGCAATTCATCCGACTACCAATTATGGAAGCGGTTTTCTCGCTGGAATATTATAAAATGTAAGTCATCGGGGATGTAGAAATCTACATCCCTATTATTTTAAGCAAAAGCGAATAAAAGAGGAGAATTATGATAGAAATTTGGGTATCAATAATCTCCGGGGTGTTAACACTTGTCGGAGTAATAATCACAAACAACGCATCAAATCGGCAAATCGAACATAAACTTGAAGTGAGCCAAGCCATAACAGATACAAAACTTGAAAACTTAACGCAGGAAGTTCGCAGACATACCGATTTTGCTATGAAGATACCCGTCATTGAACAACGGTTAGGAACTTGTGAATCAGACATAAAGGAACTGAAAGAGGTAAAGAATGGATAAGGTAGTTGATTATCTTGTGCATGAACAGAGTCAAGTGAGAGCGGATCGCGTTAACAGGCGGTCTTTTATTATCATTATAATTTTGATTGTTGCGCTTGTCGGTACTAATGCCGGATGGATTTATTACGAGAATCAGTTTACGGATGTGACTACCACTTATACACAGCAAGCCGAAGTAGATACGGGTAGTGGTAACGCATACATTAACAATGGGGGTGAACAAACTTATGGCACGAATCAGAGTGAATCAAACAGTAACAACTAGAATGAGAGTAAATAAAATGCACGTTGGGATGCACCCGTGTCCAAATTGCAAGGGTGTAGGAATGGTTAAGAACGTAGGCCGTGGAGCAAAGAAGGGTTAAGCAATCTCAATGAGGTTGCTTTTTTTATGCTATGAAAGAATATACCAACACGGACATATCCAGAGTGATTGACGAGTACATACACTCGGAACGTGATCGCCGGATATTGAAAAGACGTTATATGGACGGACGATGCTATGAGCCGTTAGCCGAAGAATTTGATATGTCCGTATCACAGATAAAACGGATAGTCCATAAGCACGAGTATACGATATTCGATCACTTATGAACTGAAAATGACTTGAAAGATAGACAGTTATGACCTCGCAAAAGCGGGGTCTTTTTTTTATGCTTAAAAGCAAGGGAGAGTGATAAAAATGGATCTGAAAAAGTTATGCGACAAAGTATTAGAGAATGAGGATGTGCAGGGCATACCTCTTATTTTTGTGTTCGCGGTTATGAATAGCGTAATTGAAGCTATATCATCCGGCGAATGTTTTATAACAGCGGAGTATGACTAATGTATAGCGAGTTAAACATTAACCCAGAAAAACGATTGGTGGGTGATTGTGTAATACGCGCAATCGGAGTTGTGACAGACAAGGATTGGGATGATGTGTACCTTGATCTTGCGTTAAAGAAGGGGTTTGTGATGAAACAGATGCCGTCTGAAAACAACGTATGGGGTTCATACTTACACGATCTTGGATTTAAGCGGCACGTTATAGAGGACACCTGCCCTGATTGTTATACGGTAAGGGATTTTGTGAGAGATCATCCGCAGGGAAGATATGTTTTAGGTACGGGAACACACGCAATCGGTGTTGTTGATGGTGTATACTTTGACACTACTGATACGGGAGATGAAGTACCGCAATACTACTTTGAAAAGGAGAACACGCAATGATTACACCTTATCCTATGTACCCACAGCAGTATCAGTACCCGGTACAGATGCCAACACAAAACAACGCATATCCAACGCAGATGAACGTTGGAGCAACGCAACAGAACGTAAATCCGAACGTTGGAACACCGCAGATTCAGGACGGCGGCTTTGTCATTATACCTGATGAAAAGGATGTACTGACATATCCCGTACAGCCGGGGCATTGCGTTCGGTTTAAGGTTGTCGGAAAACCTATCTACTTTGAGAAGACAGCAAGTTACTCACAGTTTGAAGACCCGAAGATTGATAGGTATAGACTTGTCAAGGAAGAGGACGAGAACGAACAGCCGAAACCGGGTATCACAAAAGAAGATTTTGACTCCGTAATGGACGAGATAGATGCTTTGAGATCAGACTTTGACGAGATAAGGGGTGACATCAATGCCCTTAAAGAGACAAAGGATCAGCCCGTCAAGAAGACGGCAAGAAGACATACGGATGGAGATGATTGATATGGCAGGAAACATGAACGATCTTATGAACCTATGTGATGAAATGCTGAAAGCACCCAACAAGGCGGAGTTCTTCTCGCAGAAGTTCAACGTAGCATTACCGCAGAACATAAACACCGGGTATGATGCCGTACAGTTTATGCTTAATAGAGGCATGCTCACGCAGGATCAGGTGAACAATGCTATGAAAATGAGCAATCATCCAATATTTCAGAAGTTTATGAATAGGGGCAGATAACCGTTATTAAGCAAAAGGGGCTTTTATTTTACTTAATTCGTTCAATCTAATTCTTATTTAACTCAATTTAACTATGGTTTTTGAGATAAATCCGCAAATATGCGAGTTAAATTGTCGAATTAGAATATTTTGATATTAAGGCAAGTGCGCATAGCCTTGATATACCGACTATCCGACAAGAGGATAGCCGCTAACCTTATAAAAGTTGAAAGGAGAAAAGAAATGGCTTTAGACAATGGTAACACTTCGATGTTCATGCCCGTTGCCCCTGCTTACAATGGCGGTGGTTTTGGCGGCATGGGAACTGATGGATGGTGGGTATTACTTCTGCTTCTCTTCGCAGGTGGCGGTTGGGGCATGAATGGCTTCGGCGGCGGCGCATGGGGTATGGACGGACTCTACCCGTGGATGAATAACTCACAGAACATCAACAACGGCTTCCGGGATCAGATGCTTAATGACAATATCACGTCTATTCGTGATGGCGTACAGGGCATTTCTACACAGCTTTGCAACGGCTTCGCTTCGATCGAGCAGGGAGCAAATGCACGTCAGATCGCAGATATGCAACAGATGTTTGCACTCCAGAGCGGAGTACAGAGCGGATTCAATGCTACCAACACAGGCATAGCAGACCTCAAGTACACAGTAGCAACAGAAAATTGCGCTGATCGTACACAGGCAATGCAGAATACCCGTGACATCATCGAAGCAGGAAACAGAAACAGCCAGGCAATCATTGACAAACTCTGTCAGCTTGAACTGGATGGCGTTAAGCGTGAAGCGGATCAGCTCCGTGCTGAAAACAGCACTCTTAAAAATCAGGGCTTTATCGCAAATGAGATCAATCAGCAGAACGAGGTTTTCTATAATCGACTCAAAAATTGCCCTGTGAACTCAGTTCCCGTTTTTGGAAATCAGCCGATTTTTACTTGCGGTAACAACGGTTGCGGTTGTAACGGAAACTTCTACAATTAAGCAAGGGGGTATTGCAAACGACATTTTTCTATTATGAGTAGAATTTTTGTTTAACAATTTTGTCGATTGACTCCTTTTATATGGCATAGTAATATAAATATAGATTAGTATGTTAGAAAGGAGTTAAAGAATGAGCAAGCTAATTGATTTAACAGGAAATAAATATGGTATGCTTACCGTTGTTTGTCGAGAAAAAAATTTGAGTGATGGATTTACAGCTTGGCGATGTCTATGCGAGTGCGGCAATACTAAAATTGTGAGAGGTGCAAATCTGAAAAGAGGCTCTACTAAAAGTTGTGGCTGTTTATCTCAAAAATTAAGACATGAAAGAGCAAAGCACAGTATGTCAGGAACAAGATTATACAATATTTGGGGCGGCATTAAATCCCGGTGTTACCGTAAAAATCAACCGTCATACAAATCTTATGGTGGACGAGGAATAAAAATGTGTACCGATTGGAAAGATTCATTTGAGAATTTTTCAAAGTGGGCATTATCAAATGGATATGATGAAAGTATGACGATCGAAAGGATTGACGTTAATGGGGATTATTGTCCTGAAAATTGTAAATGGATACCGCTCTCGGAACAAGCAAGAAACAGACGCTCAAATATTTTGTACGAATACAACGGAGAAACTCATTGCCTGACAGAATGGTGCGAACGATATAATAAAGATTATTATTTAGTACGCAATAGGATAAAAAAAGACAAATGGAGTTTTGAGCGAGCTATGTTTGAGCCTGTTCATTCAGAAAAGCGTAATAAAAAAGCAGGTATTAGAAAGAGGTGATTAAAATTTCACAGTATATATTAACAACGGATCAGAATGTGGCCTTAAACAACACCATTCCGTTCAATCACGTTTCTATCCCTTGCAATACGGGTAATGTGATACCCATTGCATCAGGGGTTCTTACTATCAAAGGCAATACTCGTAACCGTTTTGCAAGATACCGTGTAACATTGCAGGGTAACATAGCCGTTCCCGAAGGTGGGGATGTCACACCGATAGCGTTAGGCATTTCCATTAACGGGGCGGTTATCCCCGAAAGTGTAGCAATATTCACCCCGGCGGCGGTAGAAGAGTACGGACACATCAACACAGAAGCAGTTATAACTATCCCTTGCGGATGTTGTGCTTCGGTATCGGCTGTCTATGTTGACGGAACAGAGGACGATGCAACTGTACCTACACCGTCAATCACGGTAAGACGTGAAGCGTCAATAACGGTTGAGAGAATAGCATAGAAAGGAGAACAAGGATGCACAGATTACAGATGTATGAAAATCTCCATGATATGCTTGAACAGGAGATTTCAAAGATTCAGAGCAAAGGGGAACTTGATCCGCAGAGTTTGGATAACCTTGACAAGCTCATGCGTACCGTCAAAAACACGGACAAGTGTATTGATCGTGAAGGTGGCGGTCAGTCCTATGGTAATCGTATGAGTTACGGGCATTACGATATGATGCCTATGGAGTCATACGGTATGAGAATAGATAGTGACGGCAGATTCAGCCGCGACAACTTTCGTGATTCTTCGTTTCGAGGGGGATCGTACGGGCAATCCTACGAATACAGTAGGGATAACGCGCCGTTGATGCAGAGACTTGAAACCATGATGAATGAAGCACGGAATGATAGCGAACGTCAGGCTATCAAAGACTTTGTAAATAGGATGTAAAACAAAGGGCGGCAGAAATGCCGTCCTTTCCCTTGACAATTTATTAGCAATTTGGTATAGGAAAAATTGCAATCAGTCTAGGTCGGTGTTCCCCTCGATTATCACCGACAAAAAGTAACCCCCTTATCCAAGAGCCGTCCAGATCGGGCGGTTCTTTTTTTTTCACAGCACTAGAGCCATACTAGAGCCACATACCCTTCAAAACCGCATAAATACGGCTATATTTTACTTGATTTTATTATGTTTGACAATATCCAACAAAAACTTCAATACAATTTAAGAAAAAGTCTTGACATAATGTAGTTAGTGGTTTATAATCACGATTGTTAAGGCTTGAAAGGAGCGAACATGGAATACAGAAAACTAAAAGGGCGTATCGTTGAGATATGCGGTTCACAGGCAAAATTTTCAGAAAAAGCAGGACTTTCTAAAAATATCATATCAAAGAAGTTAAACGGTCAATGCGGCATATCACAGGATGATGTCTATAATTGGTGCAATATTCTTGAAATAGATCAGCATGATATAGGCACTTATTTTTTTCCTCAAATACTTCAAAGACGTTGAACATAAACTGCAATAAGGGAAAGGACGGGGAGTATGAACGAATTGTTAAAAGTCAACACAGACAATCAAACGGTATCGGCAAGGGATTTACACGATGCACTTGAAGCGACAGAACGGTTTAGTGTTTGGATTCAAAGGTATCTTCCGAACTTCATAGCCGGAGAAGATTTTACAAGTGTAAGCAAACTTACGGTTGTTAATAACGGAGCAGAAAGAGAACTTGAAGATTATGAGTTAACCATTGATACCGCAAAGCATATCTGCCTTATGAGCCGGACAGAAAAGGGAAAAGAGTGCAGACAGTACCTTATAGACCTTGAAAAAGCATGGAACACGCCGGAGCAAGTAATGGCAAGAGCCTTAAAACTTGCAGATCAGACAATCGCTTCATTGAACAAGACGATTGAAACCATGAAACCAAAGGTGGAGTTCTTTGAAGCCGTAACTGACAGTAAGGATGCAATCTCAATGGCAGACGTGGCAAAGGTGCTTAATTTTGGTAGCGGTAGAAACACCTTGTTCAAGATTTTAAGGCAGGAAAAGATACTTCAAAAGGATAACAGACCTTATCAGGAATACATCGACCGGGGTTTTTTCCGAGTAGTCGAACAGAAATATGACAAAGGCTACGGAGAAACGGGAATCAATATCAAGACTCTTGTATTCCAAAAAGGTGTTGAATACATCAGAAAACTTCTTGTGAAACGTGAGTATATATGAAACGGATAACCATAAAAGAAATGGCAACCATGATGAACATAGGGGAGCAACAAGCAAGGATCATGGTTCAAAGAGGATTGATACCGGGGGCATTTTGTAGCGGTAGTAAGGAAAGAAGATCGTATTTTATCACAGATACGCAGGTAGAAAGAGTAATGAAAGGGGTCACGGGGAATGAAGAAAATCTGCAATGCGCTTTATAACACGGGAGTTGTCATATCGTTTTTGGCATTGGCCGGAGTCGCAGAAGCGATAACGGGGCGCGGAGATCAGCACATATCAATAGCACTTTTGGTAGTTGGATTCCTGATGTGTCTGTTTGGGTATGTGAAATGAGTGTAGAACCGATAGTAAATTACGCACTTCGGGATAGAGTGCTTGAAATCAAAGCAAGAGCAGAGAATCAGGAAACAGTTTTAGAAGTAGTCGGACTTACTGATTTATGGAACAAAGCACTTGCAATGACAGATGAGGAATTGATTGTTTGCACATTGGCGGCTTTACACAAATGTCCTGATTTGGTGTTTGCAGCAATGTCGAGCGATAGAGCGGAGTTAACAAGGAAGGGGAGTGATTAAAATGGTTAATTTTAGGGACAACACAGAGGTAAAAGAGTACATCGAGTCAAAGATCGGTTACATCAAGACAGAAATCGAAAGCGATAAGAAACAGATTAACGATCCGATTTTGAGCCAACATGCAAGGGGCAGGGTAGTCCGGGGAGAATGGGCATTAAAGGTTCTTAATGAGATAAAGGAAATGCTGATATGAGAGGTTGAGGAATGGAAGAAATCAACGAATTAAGAGAGTTCTATGAAACAAATGAGGACTATAAGAACTACATAGACAAGTGCGTGAAGACCTACGGCAAAGACGTTGATTTTATGTTGCGTACACCGATTGCCTATGAATACTACAAACAGTTAAGGGGTGATAAAAAATGATCGGAGGTATGGGTAGTCCGGCACTTGATGCGGCTTACGATCGGTGGAAAACAACACCGCCCGAAGAGCCTGAAACACATTTCAAATGTGAACGATGTGGCTTGGAGTTATATCCAGGAGATAAGTTTTATGATTGCGAAGGTTACAACTTTTGCCGCGAGTGCGCTATTGAATGGATAGATGAACAGGCACAAACAGCCACAGAAGAAATGTGCTACGAAGAGTAGTTCATTTGTAAACCTCCATAAAAGCTGTGCTATCGGCTAGACGGGCAGGGAAAGGACGGTTACAACATGGCAAAGAATGAAGTCGCAGTAAAAGAAAAAGGCATCACATCCTATTTGGCAATTCCAGAAGTCAGGGAAAGCATAATAAATGCAATAGGCAAGGATCATGTAGATTCTTTTATTTCAGACGTAGTAGCGTGTGTGCAAAACAATACTGACCTTGCTGCTTGTACGAACAAATCTATTTTTTCAGCGGCCTTATTGAGCAGATCAATCAATCTACCACTTACGCCACAGTTGGGATATTGCTATCTCGTTCCATTTAATAACAAAAAGAATGAGAACGGCAAGACAATCTATGTTAAAGAAGCTGTATTCCAAATGGGTTGGAAGGGATATGTGCAGTTAGCACTTCGATCTAATAATTTCCGAAAGATTATTACAACCGATGTTCGTAAGGGGGAAATCACAGGATATAACCCCTTCGAGGATCAGTACGATATCAAGCCTATTGAGTTTGAGAAGCGTACTTCAAAAGACGATAAGGGTAATTTCCTTGTTCCGATAATGGGATATTACGGAAAGATTGAAATGATAAATGGCTTCATCAAGGAAATGTATATGTCGCATGAAGAAATGTTGAAATTTGCTACAACATATTCCAAAGCATACCGAAGTGACATTGATAAACATACCTCATATTCTTTTTGGACTACGAAATTTGAGGATATGGCAAAGAAAACAATACTTCGACAGTTATTAGGAAAGTACGGACTTCTGACGGTAGAACTTGAAACGGCATATATGCACGATATGGCAATCGAACGTGAAGATGGATCACTTGATTACATAGACAACAAGCCGGATGATACAGAACCCGTTGTAAATCCATTCAAGGGAGAAACAGTTGAAGATGTCGAAGTGGTAGATATTCCCGAAGACATAGCAAAACAGGCGGACGAGGTATTCAAATGATATACGAATCAGACGAAATCAAGGCACTTGTAAAGAAGGGTGAGTTACCGCAGATCACCGAAGAAAACTATCACTCGAAAGAGATCGATAAGGCATACATGAGTTTTCACACATGGGCGGCTTTTCATGGAACATTAGGTGTTCCTGCGTGTGAAGCAAGGGCGACAGCCGAGCTTAACGGAGATTTTGAAGAGGATAAGACAAGTGACGCTTTCCTTCTCGGCGGTTACGTGGATGCTGCGCTTGTAGGTGATGAAGGTGAACTTGAGAAGTATATCGCGGATCACCCTGAAATGATCGTGACAAGGGGAGAACGCAAGGGTGAACTTCAATCTAAATATCTTGTTGCCAATACTATGATTGAGCGTTGTCGCAAAGATGCACTTTTCATGGATTCATTATCTGGTGAACATCAGGCAATTCTTGTGTGCATGATGTTTGGAGTACCGTTCAAGTGTAAGATTGACAGCCTTGTAAGAGGTAAAGCCATTGTTGACCTTAAAACCACAAGGGAAATGCACAAGCAATTCTATATTCAGGACTTCGGACACGTTGACTTCATAAGTTACTACGGCTATCCATTCCAATTAGCCTTTTATCGGGAAGCAGTCAAGGCTCTTTTCGGAGAAACCTTACCTTGCTTTATCGCCCCGGTATCAAAGTCTGAATATCCTGAAATCAAACTTGTTCATATTGATGATGTATCTCTTTTTGACAGCATAACGGAAATCAAAAACAGCCTTGAAAATGGATCACTTGTGGACGTATGGAAGGGCAATATAGAGCCTATCAGATGTAATAAGCCGGAGTGTCACTACTGTATGGCTACGGAAGTTTTGACAGAGCCTATCAACTACAAAGATTTGATAATGATGTGAGGAATCTATGAAAAGTAACAAACAGCGGGTGGAGCATGAGGACACAAAGAGATTTAACAAACAATAAATATGGAAATCTGACCGTATTGAAACCCCTCGGCTATCACAGGGAGAATGATCGTCATTTTTGGTCATTAGTTAAATGCGATTGTGGAATAGAATTTCCTATCAAAGACTCTCTTTTGGTGAGCGGTAGGAGAACACAGTGTCCTACTTGTAGTAATGAAGACAGAAAAACTCATGGAATGTCTGAAAGTTCAATCTTTCACATATGGAGTGGAATGAAGGGAAGGTGCTATAACCCGAACAACGGATCATTTCCCGACTATGGTGGAAGAGGAATTGTAGTTTGTGATGAATGGGTTAACAGTTTTCAGAACTTTTATGAGTGGTCGATGAAAAATGGTTATCAAGAAGGATTGAGCATAGATCGCATAAATGTGAATGGAAATTATGAACCGAGTAATTGTAGATGGGCAGATAACTACACACAGGCAAGAAATCGCAGAGACACAATCTATGTTGATTACGAAGGGAAAAAACTTTCAGTACAAGAAGTATCTGATATCACAGGCATTAAAGCCGGAACAATCATATATAGGTTAAGCAATGGTTGGAGTGATTATGATTCTACCCATATTCAAGCAGGATGCAGTGGCATTACTTCGGACGGTATGTGGAAGAAAAGAGCATATTTAAAATCCAAAGATAGTAATGAGGAAATGATGTTCGATTCCTGTTCCGAAGCATCAAGATTTTTAGGATTTAATGTCGGTTACATCAGTAACTTTGTAAGAAAACATAATACACAAGATTTTGAGGTTGGAAAATATCATGTCAGGGTCGAAGAGCATTGTTACAAATTATGAGAATATAAGCGTTTTTTCAGGAACACCGACAACTACACGCCACCATTTGCTTTTCGGTAGAGGAATAAGAAATTTAGCAGAAAAAGATGGTGCATGGATTCCTGTCACCGACTCCGAACACAACATGAGTTCCAAAGGAACTATCAATCAGATACATGATAATCCAGCGGCAGAAAAGTTATCGAAGATAGCAGGACAGTTGGCATGGGAACGTGCGTGGCTGATAAGTCAGGCGGCTTTACCTTTTGAAAGTGAAGATGAAGCATATGACCGATTATCCAGAGAATGTAGAGAAGCTTTCCGCAAAAGATATGGACAGAGTTTCCTTTAGTAACCCGGGCGAAAGCCCATAACAAATGCTTGGGTAATTGTATCACAAACAACCAAAAGCCATTAAAAACCCGTCTGAAAAGGCGGGTAGAAAGGGGGGAAAAAAATAATGGTAAAGGTAGGGGAGAAATGCAAGGACTGTAAGTATTATTCAAGAAGAACGGGAACTTGCGACTACCAACTGATAACGGGGATGTCACGGACGATCACGAACAATATGAGGATTGATCCTGCTTTCTGTGACAAATATGTGAAGGGGAATAAAGAGTATGACGCTCATGAATGGAGAAACAACAGTTTCAAACTTGAAAGACTCTACAACCAAAAAAGTATTCATTCGAGGTCGGTTTTACGGGGATAAGACATTACCGAGTCTAAACAATTATCTTGCGGAAATCGGCAGAAACCCAAAGGCCGGGGGCAAGATGAAGAATGATTGCAAGTGGATATGTATAGCGGCAATCAGGAAGTGCCTTAAAGGTTGGAAAGTCACGAATCCACCCATCATCTTACACTACAAGTTTTACGAACCGAGTAGGGGGCAAAAACGCGACTACATGAATATCTTTTCCATGGCTGATAAGAGTTTTGAAGATGCCTTGCAGGATTGCAAAGTGATTGAAAATGACAATCCTGATTGGGTAATAAATGCGACACATGAGTTCTTTTATACGGATGGAGAACCGTATATAGAGATTGAGATTGAAGAAAAAGGAGAATGAAGAATGTTTAAGGCGAAACAGGTACAGACGTTAGATGTTGACAAGATTATGGAGCAGATTCTTGAAAACCATGATGCAAAAGTGACGGTTGATAAGTTGGCCGAGTTCCTTGACAAAATGTTGGATGAAAGCCTTGCAAAAAGAAACGATGATGAAGAGATCAAAAAGGATGCAGAAAAAGGTTATTCATGGTTGTATGATGACATTTTCTACAACGTTAGTATTCCGGGCGAAAAGTTAGCTGACTTAATAGGCTACAAGGTCAGACCCGAAGATCAGGGTACTTTTGAGATTCTTCAAGAGAAATACAAACAGTTCAAGAAAGAAAAAGAAATTGAGGATTGAGAAAAGGGGGAAAAAAGATGCAGAAAGAGAAGTCACAGCTGGATAAGATTTTAAGGTTTATGCAGACACATAAGGGGATCACCGGGTTACAAGCCTTGAAGGTTGCCGGAACACTCTATCTACCCAGACGAATATGTGACCTTGAAGAACGTGGTCACGTCATTGATAGGGAGTGGATAAAGGTCAAGAACGCAGATGGAAAGAAGATCAAGGTTATTCAGTACAGATTGGTGAAGTAAATGTCAGAACGAAGAATGTTTGCAAAATCAATAATAGATACAGACGCTTTTCTGGAATTACCTTTAAGCACCCAGGCTTTATATTTTCATCTGTCAATGAGAGCAGATGACGAAGGGTTTGTATCAAAACCCAAAAGCGTACAGAGACTAATAAGAGCGTCAGATGATGATTTTAAGCTGCTGATAGCTAAAAGATACATCCTTATTTTCGATACGGGAGTAATAGTTATCAAGCATTGGAAAATACACAATTACATCCGGGGAGATAGACTTCAAAAAACAAATTACAGAGATGAAAGAGAAAAACTTGTCCTTCAAAGCAACGGAGCATATACGGAAGCAGACGGAGA